TATATCAAAATACACAACCACGGTTTCGTGGGCCTCGTTGACCACATGGGTAGCGATGCTGCCATTGTGGAAGCAGCACGAGTGTCCTATCAGACCGGCACCAAGGCAACGCGAACTGACCGGGCGCTTATCCGCTATCTTATGCGCCATAAGCATACCAGCCCAATGGAAATGTGCGAAGTCAAGTTGCACATCCGCGCTCCGATCTTCGTGCTGCGCCAATGGATCAGGCACCGCACTGCAAGCGTGAATGAAGAATCTGGCCGCTACAGCGAAATCCGCGAGATGTTTTTCTCCCCTGAATCGGGCGACCTAGCGCCGCAGTCGCTAGACAACAAGCAAGGGCGGGAAGGCGAATTTTCGCCGCACAAGCAAAAAACTATTCGCAATGTCATTGAGGCAAATAACGAATATTCGTTCGCGTCTTACAAGGCACTACTTGGCGAAGATTTGGCGCGGGAACTTGCCCGCATCACCTTGCCCTTGACGGCATACTCTTCGCTTTACTGGAAGATCGACCTCCATAACCTTTTGCACTTCCTGACGCTCAGGACGGACAGCCACGCGCAAAAGGAGATTAGGGACTACGCAGATGCTATTCTCAATATCATCCGGCCCTTGTTCCCTTATGCCGTAGAGGCGTGGGAGGACTACCAGCAACAAGCCAAGACGCTTTCACGCATGGACCTAGACTTGCTCGCAGCCCTTATCCGGCGGTCAAATATCAAGACTCAGTGGGTTGACATGGTTGAAGAAGCGAGAGGCGAAAAAGCCTTGGCGGAGAAGTTCGGTATGAGCGGGCGGGAGTTGCGGGACTTTGTTCTTTTGTTCGATCTGCCGGATTTCTAATAACCCCCCGCCATCTTAACGACGCCAGAACCTACCCGGCGCCGAATGATTGGCAACAGGTTCATGACAGCATAGCCAAGGGCGTCAGGCAAGTGAGTGTATTTGCCTTGTGCGACCTTGGCGACGTTGCCGTTATCATCAAAGCCAAGGCTCTCCAAAGACGTAATCAGTTCCTTGCAGCGCGGATGGACAAACAGCCGGGGCTTACCGGCGGCTGATAGAAAGGCGCCGTTCACGATATTGATACGGTCACTGACAAGAGGGTTCTTGCGCGGCATAACAAGTTTGAAACCCATACCTCGCAGGACGCTATGGTTCGTATTGCCGCCCGCAGAGGTATGCTGCTGATTGCCTGATGCGTCAGGGTAGATTGTAATATTCCTGCCTTTGAAGCGTTCCGAAAGAATGTCCGCATAGCGTTGGATGGTGGCGTTCGGCAATAATATTTCGTCAATAGCGCAGAAGCACTCTTCGCCCTCTCCATTCAGGAACTTAACCATAACGATGCCAGACATCGGAAAGCGGTTGAAGTCCAAGCCAAGGTGAAGGTTGCACCGTTTGTCATCGTCAATATGGGAAATGACATGCGTGCTGCGTTGGAAAGGCTGGTAGACCTTGCCGGTAGGCGACTCGAACGACGCCTCAAACTCGGTCCTGAACTCATAGGGGTTCATGCTTTGCCGTGCTTCTTCAATTTCTGAAGCGGGCACAATCCCGGCATCCACGGTCTTAATGGTATAACTAAACCAGTTTTTCTTGCCGGGGTCTAATCCATCGCAGTAGGCTTCGTAGAACCACTTGCTACCGGCGCTGACTTTAGGGGTGCCAAGGAACAAAGCGTCCCCTTGTTGGTCAGCCAAGGCAGGGCGAACAATTTTAGTCCACATCACTTCAGTAATGTCGGCGGCTTCGTCAAAAATAGCAAAAGAAATCGAAAGACCTCGCAGGCGGTCAGGCACTTCAGCACCAAAGAGACGGATCATAGTGCCTGTATTCTTCAAGACAATCGACATATCGCTGCGATTGATTTCAGAGATCATCTCAGGCGGGATGCTATCCATCAACTCGCGCCACATGATCTGCTTGGCCATCTTCAAAGTTGGCGCGATATAAACCACAAGCCCTTTTGAAACCGCATTGGCGGCACGGTAAAGCTCGTGCTTACTAAGGAACGACTTGCCACTTCGCCGTCCTGCCACCACTACGCGATAACGGCATGGATGGAGGTAGACATGCGCCTGCCAGGGCATAAGGCCGAGGTTGCTAGTCGCCCGATCCGCTAAAACAGGATTGGGCTCCCACGTCAGTTTGTTAATCGCGTTCATTCGTCGCCTTCAGATACATCCTCGGAATCAAGCACGGCACGCTTCTTCACGATCATCGGCATGATTTCTTCCTTGGGCTTCATGAGACGGCGCAAGTCATGGACGTTGCGTTCTTCCTCGTTGGCCTTGGAGACGGCGGTGACAAGCTGGCCAATCGACTTGGTAAGGCGGTTGAGTTCCACACGGACACTAGCAGGGTTTTCGCGAGTCTGTGCTTCCCCCTCCAAATGCTCAATTTCAGTCTCAAGCAGATTGGAAATGCGGTCGATAATGCTATCAAGGCGCTTTGACCGCTTGCGCGTCGTGGTCAAACGCTCCGCAATCTGTGCGGCTGAGGACAAAATCACTTCATCTTCACGGGCTTTGTTGCCTCGCAGAAGGGATAGCGCCTCTGGTGAGGGCCTTCCGGTTTCATCCATCCCCATGACCATCATGGCACGGGCAGCGTCAGCTACGCGAGGCTCTAAATTTCGCGTCCAATTGTAACGCCGAATACGATTAGAGATGGCTTGTGACGTGACGCCTTTGGCTTCTGGCAGGCGGGCCAAATCGCTTAAAGCCCAGCCAATCCTGTAATAATGCTCAATAACATCCCAATTTGCACCAGACTTCCACTTGCGCGCCTTTTGCTTGCGCGGCACCTTCATATCGGGGCGAATAGGCGTCACTTTCTCGGCCTTGTCGCTTGACATGATTAGATTCTTCCTAAAAAACGTTACTAACGTTGTTTATCCACTCGCTCCCATGTTAAAGTCAAGGCTGCATTGACTTCTTGCCCGCCAAAGCGTTACCCCTGCAACCTTATATTGCTTTTCAGGATTTGCATCATGGCCGTCACTGACCTTGCACCGGAATACAGCGCCAACCAAGATGACTGGCAGATGATCCGGGATGTGTTGAAGGGTGCCAAGGCTATCCGAGAAGGCGGCCAGAAGTATCTACCCCAGCTTTCAGGCATGAGTTATGGGGAGTATGAAGCGTATAAGAAGCGGGCGCAGTTCTTCAACGCTTCTGCCCGCACGTTAAATGGCCTCGTCGGTATGATCTTCCGCAAGGAACCAGAAATTATCTTAAACGGGGCTGAAGTGCTGCGCCCTCAGCTTGAAACCTGCACCGTTGATAACCAACCGTTTACTGTTTTTGCTCGCGCCATTGTCCGTGAAATCCTAAGCATGGGTCGCGTAGGCGCATTGGTAGACGCGCCTACCAATGGAGGCACGCCCTACTTCACCACTTACATGGCGGAGAATATTACCAATTGGCGCAACATGCGCGACGATAACGGGCGCCTTGTTGCTAACCAAATCGTGCTGAAAGAAGATTTCCTTGTAGATAGCCAAACTGGATTTGGCTCTGAGGAAGTGACCGTCTACCGAGAACTCTATCTTGACGAGACGGGTATCTACCGCCAGCGTCTTTGGCTCCCAGTCAAGAGCAAGGACAATGGCACTTCCTACCAGCCTGGAAGCGAAGTGTCTCCTATGCTGGCTGACAGTGGTTTCTTCCGAGGCGAGATGCCCTTCATTTGCTTCGGGCCTATGAAGACAGGCATGAAGGTGCAGCGCCCGCCTATCCTAGATATCGCTGAGTTGAACGTCCTGCACTTCCAGCGTAGCGCGCAGTTGGCCCATGGCCAGTTCTATACGGCCACGCCAACATATTGGGCGATTGCGCCTAACCTTGGCGATGAATTGCCTGAATACCGGGTTGGTCCTAATACCGTTTGGCTTGTGGATCAGCCTAACTCTTGCGGTATTTTGGAATACCGTGGCGAGGGCCTTAAATACCTTGAATCTGCTTGCACGCAACTTGAATCGCAAATGGCAAGCCTAGGCGCTCGCCTCGTGGTTGACCGCAAGAACACGGCGGGAGAATCCAATCAGGTTGCAGAGATGCGGGGCAAGGGGGAAACTTCCTTGCTTTATGAGATTGTAGACAGTGCAGAGAAAGGCCTGACAGAACTTTTGAAAATCTGGGTCCGGTGGAACGGTCGCAACCCTCAAGGCGTTGAAGTCAAGTTGAACCGTGACTTCGTTGATGCGGCACTGGAATACCGCACTTGGTTGCAGTTGGACAGGGCACATGCAGCGGGTAATATTGATGATGAGACGTATTATCGCGTGCTATTTGAAGGCGAGGTGCTTCCGTCCACATATGGCCCGGCCCAGGTCAAGAAGATGATTGACATGGCGCCGCAGTTGCGGGCAGATATGGCGCAAGAAGCACCCGCATAGGGCGGTGCCGTTCGCTTTTAATTTTAGGTAATCATGACACAGCCCAACTTCATGAAACTGGTCAACCCTGAAGTTGGCTTCCTTCCTATGAACATCGAATACGCGGCGAGTCTTAATCTGCCTTTTGTGCAAAAAGGCGCACTTGCGGAGGTGAAAGGCGTTGTTGTCTGTGGCACAGCGCCGTCTTTGGTCAAGGCGTCTTCCCTGCGTGAGATTAAGCGGCTACAAGGTCTAGGCTATAAGATTTTTGCGGTTAAGCAGGCGATCCGCATCCTGCCGGAGTATGGCATCATCCCTGATTTCTCTGTGGCGATGGACCCCGGAGAAAAGCAAATTAAGAAGACACCCCTTGATCCACGCGTCACATATTTCGTGGCAAGTTCCTGTCATCCAAGAATGTTTGATTATCTCATAAAGGGCGGCGCAAATGTGGTGCTTTTCCATTCTGCTTGCGGTGCTGCATCTGAAAATCTATGCGAAATGGAAATCTATGAAAAATACTTTCCAGAAAATTGCAGCTACGAAAGTGTGGCTAGTGGCGGGTTTACCGTTGTAAACCGCGCTGTCGCTGTCGCTACTTGGATGGGTGCCAAGCGCATTTGCATTGCAGGGGCGCCTTTTGGCTGGCGTGAGGATGAGGACTACTACGCGCCTACGGTTACTGAGCCTGCGGGCAACGCCTCAGGCCCTACGCTCGATGACCAAGCCCGAGTAGACGGCAAGCGGTGGTATTCCAAGGCAGACTTGCTACCCAGCGCCATGTCCCTTGCTCGTAAGGCTAAGGCCAGTCCAGGCAAGTTCGATTTTATCGGTGACAGCCTCGCGGCCTCTCTGGCCGCAAAGTCAGATGCTTTCCTAGAACGTGTTATTCCAAGCGGGAGTTAACCCCGCTTTCTGGCCCGCTGAGCCTGCGCGATGTTGTCCACCGCGTTCGGATAAGGTCGGCCTGCCTTTTCAGCACGGCGCTTGGCTGCCGCTTTGTCTTGCGGGCTAAGCGCCGTGGATCGCTTGCGGGGGTTCTTCTTTTCCCAAAGTGGCTTGTCCATCACTTCTTCCCCTTTTTATCAGCGGCTTCCATTTGCCGCACCAACTTACCAGACCACGCTTCACCAGCACGCCCGCCCCAAAGATTGATAGCGATTGCTCGCGCACTAGGGCCACCATCGGCTGGTTTAGCTTGCGGCGCATTGCCGTGCCGGTCAAAAAAGGCTTTCATACGTTTAGCCGTTTCGGGCGAAATATCCTTGCCTGCGGCCAATGTGGCAGCGCGGGCCACGCCAGAGCCAATGCCCTGCTTGCCTGCTTCTGCGGTAGTCAGGCCACCACGCCCATACTTACGGCGCTGTTCGAGCCCACGCTCAGCAGCGCTCTGCACGCCTTGCGGCGGTGTAAAATCAATTGTCTCATACTTCTTCGGCGGAGCCATGGCTTTTCCCTCATAAGGGTGTTGCATTTACCATATACAATGATCTAGGCACTAATAGTCAACCGTGCGGCTGAGCCGCGCCCGTATATCGCATCGGTTAACTGCGATCTCCTGTGGAGAAAGTCTGTCATGTTTATTCGCGCTCTTAAGAACCAAATGAATTATGATGCAGAAGGCGGCGGCGGTAGCGCCCCTGATATCGCGGCCCTAGTTGCCGCAGAAGTGACAAAGGCCACTCAGGGCCTAAAAACTAAGAATGATGAGCTTCTGAACGAGGTCAAGGCCGAACGCGAAAGGCGCAAGGCATATGAGGCCCAAATTCAAAATATGGGCAGTCAAGAAGACATCAATAAGGCCCGCGATCTTATGGAGCGTATGCAGGCCGATGCGGACCTTCGCATGATTGTAGAAGGTGGCAAGGCGGCGTTTGAGGACGTGCTTACCCGCCGCACCAAGTCTGTGGTTGGGGCTGAACGCGCCGCCAAGGAAGCCGCAGAGCGAGCAGCGCAGGAAGCCGCCGCACGGGCAGACGCCGCGCAAAACCGTTGGCGCTCTGAGCGGCTGAATTTTGAAGTGACTTCCGCCGTCAGCAAGGCCAAGGCACTACCGGAGGCTGCCGAATATATCCGTATCAAGGCTGAACAGATGTTCCACCTTGACGACGAAACAGGTAAGCCCACGCTACGAGAAGGCGTCGATGTGATCGACCGTAGCGGCAATCCCCATACGCTTGATACGTGGGTGGAGTCGCTACGCGATACCAACCCGTTCTTCTTCGGCATCCCTTCTGGCGGTGGCGCTGGCGGGGGCAATGGCCGAGGCGGCGACCGCGCTCCGGTTAGGATCAACGCCACTGACGCCAAGGCAATCAGCGGCAATCTTGAAGCGATTGCGTCTGGCAAGGCAGTGGTCGCGTAAGCAAAAACAGATACCTACGGGGCCTAAAACCCCGTAGGTATTGACTTTGTAGTTTACTTTACCATAAGAAAAGAGCGTTTACATTTCTTGCCCTTGTGGGGTCGAAATTAATTCCCGCCTCCCTTGTGGGTTGTGCGCGGTTCGCGGAATCCTTCGGGTTTCAACGGCGGGAGTGCCGGTAAACCCTATAAGCACAGGAGATTACTATGCCCAATAGTTTGTCAAACCTCATTCCCCGGCTTCTCGCTCGTGGTCTTCTTGCTCTACGCGAGCAGGCGATCATGCCGCGCCTAGTCAACCTTGATTACTCGTCTGAAGGTGCGATGCGTGGCTCCACCATTGACATTCCGATCAGCAACACCTTTACCGCCACCGACGTTGCTCCGTCCATGACCCCCGCTTCGGCTCAGGACAGCACCCCCGGCCTCGTGCAGATCGCCCTTGACCAGTGGAAGGAAGTTCCCTTCTTCATCACTGACAAGCAGCGTATGGAAATCATGGAGAGCGAATCCTTCCTCCCCATGAACGTCTCCGAGACTGTTCGTGCCCTAGCCAACTCCATGGACGGCTATATCCACAGCCAGTATGTGGACGTGTATGGCTATGTTGGCGTAGCTGGCCAGACCCCTTTCAGCACCATCGCTGACGTGGTGAACGCTCGTGCGGCTCTAAACCGCCAGCTTTCTCCCATGGGCAACCGCCGCATGGTCCTGAACCCGGACGCCGAGGCTCAGCTACTTCAGATTCCGGCTATGTCCGACCTGGAAAAGACCGGCGATCAGGAAGTGAAGATCGAGGGTATGCTTGGCCGCAAGTTCGGCTTCGACTTCTTCCAGTCCACCAACGTCGTGACCCACGTCGCTGGCACCGCTGCAAGCATCACTGTGGCCTCCACCACTGCCGTTGGCGCTACCTCGCTGGATATCCTCGCCTCCGTGGCAGGCACCCTGCGCCGTGGCGACGTGTTCAGCATCGCTGGCAACACCCAGACCTACGTGGTGACTTCGGCCAACGCTACCTATACCAGCACCAAGACTGCTATCTCTATCAGCCCTCCGCTGGTGGCGATTGCATCTAGCGGTTCTGACGTGGCCAAGCGCGCCTCGCATGTGGTCAACCTTGCCTTCCAGCGCGAAGCCTTTGCCTTCGTGAACCGTCCGCTGGCTGGTGTCGGTTCTGGCCCGGAACTCGGCTCCATCATCTCTCAGATGACCGATCCGGTGTCTGGCCTGACCATGCGTATGGAAGTGACCCGCCACAACAAGCAAGAGCGCTTTGCTGTGGACGTGCTTTACGGCGCCAAGGCAGTCCGTCCTGCCCTCGCCGTTCGCGTCGCTGGCTAAAGCCAAGCGGCCTAATACAAGAAAGCCGGGCAGAAATGCCCGGCTTTTTTTTGTTGGTAGAGGCGGTGGGATTTGAACCCACAATGCCGTGAGGCCATCAGATTTTGAGTCTGACGCGTATGCCAGTTCCGCCAAGCCTCCTTAAAGGCATTCGTATCCCGTTTCGGTGGTATAGAACACCCGCTTTACCCCGAAGTCAGCAATGCACTTAGCGCAACCCATGCAGGGTTTAGCATTGCCCAAAATAAATTGCTCTCGTTTCGTGCTAGAATATTTGACCCGGCACACATACAGGTCTGCTTTTTTCAAGCTGTCTACGTCCACAACACGCAAAGCATTGAAAATGGCGTTTGTCTCTGCGTGCCAAAAAAGAGATTCAGGGTTTTTCCCGAATTTGGCTTGGAACGGATGCGTCCGCATCTGGTTAGCACCGAACGATATAATCTCCTTGCCACGCACGATAGCTGCCGTCATACGCGAACTTTTAATCGGAGCTACGTCTACCGCAAGCACACGCAACGTATTAAAAATACTTTCGTGCATTTTTTTTGTGCCTTTAGTTTTGGTGTAAGCGGCAGGACTCGAACCTGCACCCAGCCTGTTATGAGCAGGCCGCTCTATCCAATTAAGCTACGCTTACTCTTCATCGTCTTCGTCGTCGTCTTCATGCTCGCCGTTTAACACGGCCATCTTGGCTTGTTCAAAAGCAAACACAAGCTCCATGTTGCTGATACCCCCCGCAAAGCACATACCCGTGTCGCCGTTATTATCGAAAAAGACAATGGCGGCCTTGGCAACGCCAATCTCAGCAAGGCGCTCTGCCTGCGCCATCAACTGCGACCTAGCGACTTCCTGCTTCTTGCGGGGCATATGTTATCCTCTCAGCGCGGCTTGTAGCCGCAGTCCCAAAGATAAGAGTCGATCTTATCCAGCGCATTCTTGGTGAATGCCTTGGCGTCAGAAAACTCATTTACAAACGACAGGTCAAATTGCATTTTATTCAAGTTGCCTTCGCTTCGCGGCTTCTTGGCAAAGACTTTCCTCCACCAAGGCATATTGGCTTGTGGGTCTACATCTGGCCGAGTGACCTTAACCATAAGGCCCGCCGAGAACATTTGCACCATATAATATTCGTTCTCAAACCGAATATCATCAATGACGACTGGAACGCCTGCGGCAATAGACGTGTGGATTTTGGAAGAAGCTACTTCCACCCAAAAGTCTTCACCCATGCAATCGCGCGCCCACTGCGTCCCTAGCGTCTGCATAGCGTAGCGCGGCGTGTGGCCTGAGAGCCAAGGCGAGGCTTCCCCCTTGGAAGAACCCTCAATGTGCCGAGTGATCCCTTCGTCGTTAAGGCCCTGATAAGCCAAAAGAGCCCTCAACATGGCCTTTAGGCCATCAGCCATCTTGATCCGTGTGAAGCCTCGCTCATAGATCAGCGCCTCTGCAAGCGTGCTTTTGCCTGCTTGCATGTAGGGGCTATAAAGACCGATAACCGGAACTGGCTTAAACTTTTCCATAGTTTGCTCTCACCCTAACTCGTGGTTTATTTACAGCCACAGCGTCACCCCTAAACCAAGCAACGCCTGCGTCGTCTACTTCGACCAACTCAGGGGGTAATAGCACACCCCCACGCCATGTCAACACTGCAAACCCTGGCCGCGAATAGGAAGGCGCATCTTCAGCATATTCAAAAGCAGCATGGCGCTTGTGGCTCAGGAAGCCGCATTCTACGCCCCACCGACGCCCCCTGTAATCCTCAATGGGTGTCACTGTCAGGGCATGGGTATGCCCTGTCACCATGGTCACGCCAGCCACTACGGCGTTGTTGCGGGCAGCGCCTACGCCTTGGCGATGCTTGTGCTTGATAACCGTGTGCCCGCCAAGGATGTTTGCGTTGACGTGTAGGGACCACGACATTTTCCAATTCGGGAAATGGTCATGGAGGCGAAAGCCGCTGATACCCTTATAGTCTGAAGCCGTCAGAGCCAACTTATAATCAAATCGTCGGCAGTGGTTCCCAACCGTATAGAACTTTGGCGTTCCTGGCAGCAAAAGCCCTTCGATATTAGCTAGGACTTCTTGACAGGCTTCGAGTTCTGATTTCACATCAGGTTTGCGCTCCCATCCTAGAGGCGGATGGCGAGAAAGCCCGGCGCCGTCAAAGAGGTCGCCGTTCATCACAAAGAAGTCAGGCCGCAAGGCGGGCAAGAGGGTATAGAGGGCCGCTTCTGCGGCTGTCACCCCGTCCCCAGGCCACTTGTGGCGGTCGCTCACAATGACTGCGGTGCCGTCTTCAATAAAGTGGTTTTCCCGCAAAGGGTATGCGGTGTCTCGTTCAGTCAAGTCATCCGTGATAGTGGGAAGCACGTATCCTAAAGACTCAAGTCGGCTGCGCCTTGCGTGGACGTTGCGGATATGGATGCCGAGAGCTTTAGCCGTTTGGGTAGGAGAAAAACCATTTTCAACCCAAATGCGGGCGAAGTCTTCGGCTGACGTGACTTGCACTCAAAAACCCCTGTTTTACTTCAACATCTCTGCCGCATCAAAAGGCAACGACGCTAATCGCTTCGCCCATCCGCGACCGTGATTAGGCCACGTAGGCATTTTGGTCATTGCGTCAACGCGCATAGCATGGAAGCGTTCTGCCACGCCACTAGAAAACGACGCAGCGATGGTTTTGGGGCCAACCATGCCATCAACAGGCACATTCGCGGCCCCCTGAAGCCATCGAGAAGCAGCGCCCACCCCGTTGTTTACCGCTGCATCAAAGACAAGAAGGGCTAAATCTGGCGGCAGTGAAGAACATTTTACCTTGTCCCAATAATCAGTTTGGTAAATATCTTTAGCCTGAGCAAGCGTCAGATTAGCAATGTCGATATGCGGGTATGCCCGTTTGCTGATGCCATACCGGGTCTCACCGCCACGGTCATTTACGTCGTTTACATACCCACCTTCGTGGCCGATCAGAATCTCAAAAGCCTTATCAAATGCTGTCATGTGATTTTAAGAGACTTACCCTCGTTGTAGCGCGATAGCATGATATCAATAATCCGAGGACCGGAATATGACACGGCGATGATGACTGCGAAATTTGGGAATCCGGTCAAAGCAAAATAGTCAGCGATGCCTTTACCAATAACGCCCATGGCAATAGCGAGAGGGACTTCCCAAAGTAGGTTCCAGCCGCTCGGCCTACGGGCTGAGGTAGCAAGGGCTAAAAGGCGGCCCAGGATACCCATGGCCCCCGCAACTGCACCATGCGTCGCCAAATCCCTTACTCCTAGATCATCAATAGGCATGACGCTGCGCTCCTCGTTTGGCGACAAGCAAGGGATGCAGGTATAACCTAAAAGCGCAAGGTCGATCAATACACGCGAGGCTTATTGGTTTTTTCGGGCGTTGGCGTCATCGAACACGGCTCCAAACACGTAACTACCTATGACCGCGCCCGACAAGCCGATCAAGGCAAGGACTGTCTGGTGCGTCAAATTACTATCCGGGCTCCACACGGTCAACGCCGGGACGGCAAGGGCGCAATACGAAAGAGTGGCATGGATAATGCGGCGCCTACGCTTCCATTCCCCAGGCTTGGCAATCTCATTACTCATGAGCAAGAAGCTCCTTCACACGGGTGAGTTTATCACGGCATTCGGCAGCAACAGAGTTTAGTTCCAAAATCCAGTATGCGAGTTCGGTGTCAGACATGCGCTCAGAGGGTTTAGGGATATCAGGGCACGCTAGGAGGCTTTGAGGGATCGGCTGGCGTAGGAGAGCCTGTGGAGGCCCCGCGCAAGCCGTCAAGAGCAGCCCGCATAGCAGGAGAAGAAACACAGGAGACGGATTGTGGCGCACGGGCAACCCCTTCTCGAATAACGGTCACAGCCTGTTGACGCTCTTGCTGTGTCTTATGATATGCTTCCAAAGTGATTTGGGACACTTCCTGCAATCGCGCTCTTTCTTGAGCGACTTGGACAGATAGTTCTGCGGCATACTCGCGTCGGATCGCGGGCTCATGGAGAAACTTGAGCCAAAGATACCCACCAGACACAAGACTGACCAACGCTACAGGCCGAGTTAAAAAAGAAGATACGAGACTGAGCATCAGATGCCTATCGCGAACCAATTGAAACCATAAGAAGTTCCAGAGGGGCTATAAGCATTGAAAGCCGTTCTGGTAAATGTGCCAATTTTTAATGCGTTTAAGCTCTGCGCAGAATCTCCCCCGGTTATAGTAAGTTGAATATTATACGCGGCGGTAGGAAAAGCAGTTGCAAATGTTATAGTTACCGCGCCGCTTGACGTTACCCCAGAGCCCCACTTCATGATGATGCCACTCGGCAGCGTCATACTTCCTGTGGAGGATGCGGTGGTCACGAAGTCAGAGGCCTTTATAACCTCGCTACCGTTGATAGACGGATTTACTTTGAAATCTGCCTTGCGGGAAGAACGTGTGACCTCGAACACATCGCCTAACGATACTCCCGCGTCACTAAATGCTCGCAAGGCGAAGTTGCTGCCCAAGTTGGAGCTTGATTCGGTAGCGTTGGTAAGAACAGCTTGGAAGCGCGTGGTAGTGCCAGTCGCCCAAGAGAAAATCCGTTCTGTGGCTGCACCACCAAAGACACCAGCAGTGCCAGAGACATACAGCGGGCCTGTCATAGTGTCGCCCGTTTTATCAACCGCACCCACGTTTGCGGCTGTAAGCGATGCCCAAGTAGGTGCAGAAGTAGACCCGTTCGTGCGGAGAACTTGCCCGCTCGTGCCATGGCTATTGTTAAATAGAGCAGCACCCGTTTCGTTAAATTCAAGTCGGCTAGAGCCGTTTGTGGCTAGCGCCACACGGTTCGCCCCTGGAAAGAATAGGCCGGTATCCCGATCCGTGACCGGGGACACGACCGTTGTGCTTTGAGAACCACCACCCGCAAAAGCAACATAGGTGGAGACATACATCACACCATCGCTGTCATACATGACAAAGCGAGAAGCTGACGGGGCAAAGAACAGATACTTTGTGCCAGAGGACCAACTGACAGCCGAAGTGCCCCCTGTGTTGTTGCGGACAATAAGCGTTCGACTTACGGTTGGCGTGGCCGCAGAGGTATAAGTCCCTTCGCCAATTTCAAAAAGCGAAGGGTTCGTACGACTGTCCACTGCTACGTAAGAAACGCGAGAGCCAGAAACCACCCCCGCTAAGGCGGGCGTCAGATACCCCGAGACTGCTGCCCCTAAATCGTAAGTCCCTGTGCCCGCAGTGTCCGTTGCGACAAGAACTCGATCACCAACATTAACAGGGACGCCCATTAGTTATCTTCCTCGATCTGAAAATCGGTTGTCCACAAATCTTCCAATTCTCGATTTACCACAGGCACGTCCGAAAATTGACCAAATAACCCTTCGCCAAGATAGTCTTCTTCACGAGCAAAAAATACTTGCCCGGTTGTCCCTACTTCGCTTGAAGCGGTAATGATACTTGAGGCTTCGCTTTCAGTCAAAATAGGGAAAGCAATCCGCTCTACGCGGTAAGGCAAACCTCGCGTGGCATAACGAACGCCGGTCAGCCCTGCCCTGCTTGAAAGGCCAGGATCACGGAAAGAGCGAGCATGGCCATAAGCGTAAGAGTCAGTAGTTACTAGGCCGTCGCCAACCCACAGTCTGCCAAGCTGCAAATAACTAATTTCTGAGGACAGTGGGGGCACGGGGCTTTCAAAAGTCAAACGCACATAGCGCGCTGTGATGCCTGTTGCAGACCGCCAACCCCACACACCCCAAGGGTTAAGAGTGAAACTAGGTTCATAATGGTTAAGGGCGTCTGTGCCACTTTGACTAGAGACGCTGGCCCTAATCGCGACTGCCGCGCCAGACGGGGGTAAAGCACCATCGCGGGGCGCTGCAAATGCGATGACTTTGACCGCCCTACTGACGCCAAAATCAAGGTCTATGACAACATCTGCAAATTGTTTCCAATCGCCACTACGCCAATAGTTCTGCACCTGTGGCGTGAGCATACCGCGCGGCCCAAGCCCTGTGGCTTCGCTGGAAACAGTCAGCGAAGAACCACTTTGCTCCGCCCAATTTTTCCATGAGAGAACCGCGCCCATTAACCCCACAACTCCAACTCAGCGTAGTCGCCTCTAGCAGAGATACCGCGCACAATAAAAGCCTTTCCGTTTGCCAACGTAGGGATGCCGGGCCACCTTAGCGTAACTGTCGTGCCTATTGGAATAGTCCACCAATTAAGGCCCCCCGCCCTAGGACCAACACGCGCGGACCATGTGCGGCGGGGCACTTTGTAGATTTCTAGCAAAGACTGCGCCAAAGTAGAGGCGGCAGTCTGGGACTCCAAAACCCCTGGTAATTCAGGACCATCAACCGCCAAGGGATACCTGGTTCTAACCGTAATATCAGAAGCAACAGCGAAGCGGCGTTTCTTCCCATAATACTCTTGTATATGGGTAGAAGCTGCTGCGGCTATATCCCCGCCTTCCTGCGTCGTCTCAATTTCTTGATACGACACCTTTACCCGCCACCAAGGGGGCGTAGAACCTGACGTTTCTTCTGGTGCGCTGATTTGCATATACGGCTCGATAGCGATAGTAGAAGTGGTGGCGACAGGAGCGTAGATTATGCTGCCTTCAAACTGACCAAGCGTATTAGCGCCCCACCATGCGGAACCAAGGCCTGCGGCCAGTTGGTTCATAGCATCTTCGACTGTGCCTTCCCGAACGATGATGCCTACCTCTTCTTGAGGCCATGCCGTAAACGAGGAAGCAGTCGCACTCGCCACACCGCCGATCACTCGCAAGATTTGCGCGGCGACGTGGCTGGCAGTAGAGACGTAACCTCCGTCTTTTTCTCCACGCACGTCCGAAGTTAAGAATACAGGGTCGTCGTGGAGTTTGATAAATCCGCCGCCTTTATATGAAGCATATTTGCCATTTCCAGGGTTCTCCGCGACCAGGGAGGCGTATGAGCTTGCATCCGCGTGTAATATTAAATTGAGGCCGCCATCTCGCACCGCTACAATTTGTTGAACCGCTCCGTCATGTAGTTGATATATTCGATTTACGTCATCTATCAGAACGGGCTGCATATTTCGCACAAAGCCAAAAATACGCGGCTTAGCCACGCCTTCGAGGCCTGTGCTTCCCTCTGTCCCGCCCGCCCCCGTGTAAAGGGTATTGGCAGTGGTCTGTAAGTCAGCAGCAGCCGAACGCAGCGGCATACGCAGGGTGTCAGTGCCCTCAAAGGCTTCTGAGGCGCGAAGGGAGGCGACCTCTACCCAAGTGGATCGTGGGGCGTGTGTGGGGCGCCTGTGGGGTGCCCTGGTTAGCTTGACCCGGCGCCCCGCCACCGCCCATTCGCCTGCAATGGTATCTAGCGCGCCATCCGTGTTCGAGAAACGAAGTTCGCCTGATTCGATTTGAGCGCGCCTACCTTCTCCGGGGTAGACAGGGATGAAGCGTTCTACCGCAGGGGGTTCGAGCATACGGGGAGGATAGACGGCGATGGTGCCCGTATCACCGGGTTCCTGCACCCAGCCACGGTCAGAGGCCACGATAGTAGGCGCTGTGGCGACTGAAGAACCTCGTGTGTCTATCGCTGCCATAGGGGCACCGGAGGGCATAAATAAAGGGGGTGGGCGAGGATCGCCAACGCCTTCAGGATCAGGGTTGATCTCGATAAGCCAAACAGATTCTTCAATCGCGGCGCTAGCCGCCGTAATAGTTACGCTCATTGCGCCCTCAGACGAGCCGTGCGGAGTTCTTCACGAAGCCCTCCCACCTGTACTCGAAGTTCGGCAATGGCTTCAACTAGCCCTGTGCTTTCTTTGCCATCCGAATCCGCCGTAGCCTCACGGAGCGAGACAATCTCATCGCGGACTGCGCGCAATTCAGAGACAACGGCTTGGTTATCAGAACCATTAACCTCAACGCCAAGGCGCCCATCAGAACCACGGCGCAAGGGCATAATAGCTTCAGGGCCAGCCTCACCGAAGAGAGCCATAGGCGCAAGCGTGGGGCTATTCACGTAGTCAGGGATGCCGCCGTTGGCGTAAGCCATGATCCGTCCGTGGCGGAATACATTGCCAAGGGCATTCTCTGTGCCACCGCCGCCCATGCCCCCGCCATTGCCTCCTCCGCCTTCGCCTGCGGATTGGCTACTTCCATCAAAACCTACATTTGAAATTTGATTGGCCTGTTCCACCGCAGCCTGAATAGCCTCTGCAATTGGCAGCAATTCAGCCAACTTACTATCAAACCGCTTGGTGTATTCCGCAGTTTCGGCAATCGCGGCGTTGGTGCGTAGGTTGGTCATTTCAGCGACCAAGGGCACGCTTGCCAAATCAGGAAGGCTCTGCTGCGACATAGGCGTTGTCGAAAGAGATTCTAGGCCCGAGACAACACGGCCACGGATGTCGTGGAATCCGCCTGTAGAGGCATAGGCTTCGCGGGCTAGATTGAGGAGCGTGTCTGCCGATTGCGTGATGCGGTTGAGCGCATCCACGTTGCCTGTTTGGGCCGCCGCCAAGTCGCGGTTAAATAGTTCTTGTGCGGCGCCCAAGCGCCCCATGGTAGTCGTGCCTGACAGTGGGCTGCTAGTGCGAAGCGAATCAAGATAATCGCGGATATTCTTATTAGAATCCTTCAGAATCTTAACTCGTTCTGCGGCCTGTGTCCTCTCAAGTTCAACAAGCAGTCGAGACTTTTCTTCCGCCGTGATCCCTAGCGCGTCAAGCGATGCGGTGAAGGATTCGATTTCCTTCTGGGTCTTATAAGCAAGCTCGATGCGCTGCGCCTCTTGGTCCATGCCTTCCGCCATGAGACGGCGCACGTGCATCTCAAGGGCTGTATCACGGATAGTCAGGCTACGTTGTTCTTCCAGCTTGGCGATTTGCTTGTCTCGTGCAGCCAAAAGTTCTTCTTCGCCAATGCCATACTCACGGGCTTTGGCGGTGGCTTGCGCGAAGGAGTCAATCAGCGCGTCCATCTGCTTCTTGAACTCAGGCACGGGGTCCGCAGTCAGGCCCTTAATGGTGTCTTGTAGAGCGATAAAGCCGTCTACAAACTCTTGCAGCTTTTCAGGACCGGCAAAGGAACGGGTTGAAAGCGCCTTGTTCAGTTCTTCGTTGGCCGTAGCAGCAAACTTTAGAGAACCGAGAGCTTCGTTGAAACTTGCCGCTTCACCATAGCCGAGATTGCCCATGCCATACTTGTTGCCGCCCACAGCGCGGACGCCGGATACTGTGAGGCCACGTTGCTTTAGATAGGCGTTGATAGCAGGTATCTTAGCGTTTGCTTCCTCAAACTGAGCGCGGCCTTGCTCATTGTAGTATGTATCCGTCATGGCAAGTTGACCATCCTGCGACCGCAGGGCGTAACCAAAGCCACGGCTCGATTCCTTGGGGCCGAAGAGGCCGCCACCAGCGCCGCCTAGAACGCCACCAAGAAGCCCACCTGCCAATAGACCAAGAGGACCAAGGAAGCCACCAGCGGCGAGCAGAGTGCCGCCTAGCGCACCAAGTCCGCTCCCTACCATGCCACCTGTCTGGTTGCCGCCTAGCAAGGAGTTGGCGAACATACCAGCGCCAAAACCTGCACCCGCACCGCCGAGAACACCACTGAGGGAGGTGGAACCAAAAGTGCCAAAAAAACCAGGGGTCCCCGCAGAAGACATTCCGCCGAAACCAGAAGCTATGCTCGGCTCCAACAACCCCGGTATCATAGTAGTGCTTGGCGCAGTACCGAACAGAGAAGCGTTAACGCTTGAAAATAGGCCACCAGAGCCAGTCAACCCCAACGAACCAAAAATACCTTCCTTCGGGATAAGCGAAGACAAGCCTAACAGTTGCATGATGCCGCCACCGCCACCCGCCGCAGCCCCCGCTGCCGCAGCGCCACCACCCCCCATGGCCGATAGCCCCAACCCTAAAGTCGGGAGCATGGTGCCAGAGAAGATCGAATTGATGATCGGGTTTACGATGCCAAGGCGTAGGATAGATTGGACAATGGATGACATGACGCCACGGATGACGTTGCCAAAGTTAAGAGCGCGGATTTCACCCTTAGCAAAGGCTTCTGTAATGGCGTCGCCAACTTGTTCAAAGGCGCGAACGCCGATGTTGGCCATCTCTTTATAAGAGTTATCGAGTTGGTCGATTTCTTGACGACCACGGACGGCCTGACGGGTAAAGTTTTCAAGCTCTCGTAAATCTTCAGGGCTGGCACCACGATTTTGCTGCCGAACACGGAAAACCGCGAGTTCTTGCTCACGGATAGATAGAGATTCACCTAGGAGACTGCGTTCTTTTTCGAGTAGGGCAATTTCATCCTTCATACGAGGGAGGTCTTTGGCGGCGCTGACGTTTTTCTCAAGCGCTGCTTCATCCCGCAGAAGCGGGAGGATTTGCTTTTTGAGAGCGATACGTTCGGCGTCCGTCTTGGCGCCAAGGCGAATGGCTTCAGTCTCTGCCTTGAGTTGCAGTTCCGCATCTTCGCCCGCCGCCGTGCTTATGCGGTATGCGGCTGCGATCTTGCCTTGATCCGCAATTTGGGCGCGGAGGGTGGCAATGTATTTCTCAAGTGTATTTTCTGATTTGTCTCTAGCTTCTTTTACCTTCTCTTCTGAAATCCTTACTTCGTCAAGCCTCTTTGCTACATCCGGCAAAATATCGCGGAATTTATCATTGGTTCGCAACAACTCAATGACTTTTTTGTTAGACATATCCGCAGTAATGCCGAACTTTTCGGTCATATCAATGTCGGATACGAGCTTCTTAGCTGCTCCCGCTATATTGGAAGTTGATTGTGTATTTAACATACTCTGTAAAGCAGTTTGCTGAACGTCCGCTAAAGAGCCTGTCGTCGCACGAGCGCCACCCTCCTGTTGACGGATGATGTCGATAGTAAATTGCACATAAACGCCGCTAGAGAATTTATTAGCAAATTCGGTAATTGACTGATCGAGTTCAGAGACTCGCTTTCGCGCAGATATCAGCGAATCACTTGTAGCTTGGAATTTAGTATCAAGGGACGCCTCAACAAGTGCTTTCCTTATCTCCTCTATCGCGTCTGGGATTTCTTTGCCTTTGAAAGCCGCATTCAGCATATTGACGGCATCCAACGCTGAAAGCGTGCCCTTTAAGAAATCATTTATAATAGGGTTTGCAGCGGCATACGCTTGCTGCTCAGCTTCTAGCGCAGATCGCGTAGCCATTGCAGCTTGCCGCTCTTTTTCTTTCGCAGAGTTCATAGCCTCCGCAAGTCGGGGATTTTGTAGTGCGGTTTCAATGTTTTGTTGTGTCGTCTCTATAGCGCGGATACGAGGGGTCAATCCTCGGCGCATAGCTGCCGCCGCGCGCTCCGCCGCAGCCAATTCGCGTTGCGCTGTAGACCTCTCTATCTCCATACGTTGCTGTTCTGCTTTTGCGGCAGCGGCGACGGCGTCCCCTTCGGACAAGCCTAGCCGCTTATTCGCTTCAATACGCCGTTCAATAGCGGTTGAGGAAGCATCTAGCGTTTGCTTATTACGGAAAAGCACTTCATTAAATTCAGAAATAGAGTCATTTACTTTTGTGCCTGCTTTATTGAGTTCATTAGTTGAGTTTGTAAATTGGTTTAATACGCCCGTTAGACCTGAAAATTCTCGTGCCAACTTGCTTACTAGACCTGCCAGCGAAGTAAACAGATCAAGTAATCCAGTGTCTTTCAGAAAACGGATAAGTTCAATTATGCTTTTGATTACCAAAAGAATCACATCGCCAAGGGCTGCGAATGCAGCACCGATAGCCTCAGTCGCCCCGATTTCCCGTAGAGTCTTCATCGTCTCTGCGAGGGAGTTGGCGAAAGTTATAACGGCATTGTTAAGCCCACCTTCCCCAATAGCGTTAGAGAATAGGGTGAACTGTGTGCCCAAACGCCCAAACGACGCGGAAATGCTATTAGAAGTGCGTGAAAGAGCCTCGGAACCACCAGACATCAAATTGATTTGGCGTATGAACTCTGTGCCGTATCGCTTTACGTCAAGTGATCCTTCTTCGAACCGCTTATTCAGGTCTGCCTGTCTGCCATCGACTTTAGTAACGGCCTTGTCAAGCGCCGCCATAGCGATAGGGAGGCGGTCGCCCAACTGCAACCGCACTTCTTCCGCCATGAACTTGCCCTTGGACATTGACTGTTCCAAGGCTCGGATGACGCCCATAGTGTCAGCGGACGAGAGGCCGAAGTTTCGGGCCGCCTCAGACAACTGAGTAAACGATGTGCGGGTTTCGTCGCCGGTAAAACCTGCCCCCTTCATAGCCAGTGAAAGGCGGGCGAAAGAGTTGCCGACTTCACCAACAGAGAACCCGATACGGTCAGCTTCGTTGGTCAAAAACTGAAGATTACGTTGGAACTCGCCGCTAGTTGCAGATACCGTCCTGAGCGTATTTGTGAATTTCTCGTATTCCATAATAGACTGGACTATTTCTCGTGTGCCGAACGCAGCACCGAGAGCCGCGATAGCGGCGCCAGTGTTGAAAAGAATACGGCTGAAGCCGCCCAACGAAGCGTTGGCAGCACCGAAAGCGGCGGAGATTGTGCGCGCGTTATCGCTTATTCTGGGGAGTAGACCTCCAACTCGCGCAATATCCCCGCTCAATGCTTGCATCGCTCGGTTAAATTCACCTGTTGCTTTAGCCGCGCCGATGGAATTTAGGCCATGGGTCCGCAGCGCGGATTGGTATTTGTTTATTGCATTTGTCGCGCTAGCGCTAATACCAGAGAATTGATCTGGACTTAGTTGCCTAGATGCTCGTCCGGTGATACCAGCAACGCGGGTCTGCGCTTGCTGCATAATCCGTTCAAAAGCAAGCACATCCGTGACTCGCTTTTTTTCAACCGCAGCTATTTCTTTTGCGTTTGCGATCCGTCGCTTTTCCTGCGCCTCTAGAGCCTTTAGGCTGTCCTTTACATTTGAAACAGAATTTTTCCAAGCAATGTTTGTCCTAGTAAGATCAAGGGTGCCCGCGTTGACTTTTTGGATAATTGCAAGATGCTTTAGATACGCGTTGCCGGTATCAGTGATTAGATTGCGCCGCTGAGATTCAGATACATTTGATTGGTTTATCATACGAATCATTTTTTCGTATTGGCGCGCGGCGGCGTCAATGCGCTTCTCCATTGCCGCTAGTGCGCTCTCAGACTTCTTAGCCCCTTTCGCAGTCTCGTCCTGCGCCTTACCTAGTCCGGTGGCCTTTCCGCCGATATTGCTTACAGACTTCTCTACCTTAGCCGCAGTCGCAGCAAGCGCGTCAAGCGCCTTTACTGCGGCGCTGACCGACTTGGTATCAACTTTGACTGTAAGATTAGCAACTGAATCCGACAACCCTACCCCCGTCTAGTCGATCTCTTTGGCGCAGGCATCTGTTCAGATTTCTTTGACGCATCTTTAGCGGCCCTGGCGGCTTTGGCGAGGTCGGCTTGGGCTTCAAGAAATGCGGTGTCAATCACTTTTATAGCGCGTATCTCATGCGGAAGCAATACGCGGCCTGATAGGCGGATATAGGCGTCTATTTCTAAATAAGTGATGGGGTTTGACGAGAACCCATTTGACCCACGGGTTGATTGTAGGTCAACGAAACTCCCCCACGCAAAAGTAAATTCTTCTGGCATGGGTGGCAAGTCTAGCCGCGCCTCAATCTCAAGTTTCTGCTGCTTTGAGGCGCTGTCCGTTCTGCGACTAACCGCAGATAGGGCGCGAGTGAGGCTATCCGCCTCACTCGACCCGTCTTCTTTCTTCAGGTTAAGCGCGAAATAACGTTCCGCATGTTCTTTGAGAAAAGTTAAGCTATCTTCAAAGAAACGTGGCGCGGTCGTCAAGCGCCTCGCTGACCTGCTCCTTGATCCACGAGAAGCGAAGGTCCGAGTAGATCGTGCGCGCAGTCGTATCGTTCAACGGCGCGTCTAGTGGGCTGCCGTCAAGGCCTACCAGATACCAGTCCTTCGTGGCAGCAACAAGGGCCTCAGCACGCTCAGCCTCAAGCTCGTCAGCGGTCATGGTGACGCGACCACGCATCTTCAGACGCTTGTTGAGTGCTGCCTTCTGCACCTTCTGCACTTCGGGGCTGTCAAGGCTGACCACGGAAATGAAGGCTTCCTTACCCGCAGCGTCGCGCAAAGGCTGGCGCGTCTTTGGGTGTAGGATGGTAATAGGGACGGCGTTGGAAACATCGACGGCGAGGGCGTCTAGTGACATGAGAAGCGAGACCTCCTGGGTCTTTTCAAGGTGGGACCAAAAGTGTTTTGGCAAAGGAACAACGCCAAGTCAAGCGCAAACGTATTTTAAGTCGTAAGAGCGCGTAATTCACTGTCAGAGTAAAAGTAGTTTGAGAGCGTAGCTGAGCGCGCCCAGCCTATGGTGTGGTTGAAGTTGCCCCAAGGAGCGCTTAACACGGCTACGTCTGTCATAGCCGCATAGCCTGCGCGTGCAAAGGTAGAGGCGGTAAGTGCAGCCCCGTTTATTGAATATCGGGCACCTGCATAATTGATTGAGGCGCCTATTTTATTGGTGGTGAAAGCGGGGCGTAGTTGAGCGGTTAGACTAACGCCTGTGTCTCCTACCCCATTTATGATGTATGTAAAATTTTCAGTAAAGTATGATGTATTGCTAAAAGAGCCGCCTGATGTCCCAGCATATACTACGCCACTACCTTGCGAGTTGCTTGCAGACAAAAATTCAACCGAATACGTATATCCGTTGGGTGATTGGAACCAAGGTGCATTTGCACTTAGACTATAAGTTAAGCGGTCAGCAGCGCGAGTGACTGTTGCTCCTGAAGTCTTGATCGGGCTGGTGATCGTGTTGCCTAGTTCTAGTTGTGGAAGACCGACGCGAAGCGTGAAGTCAGCCGCGCCGCTCGTTGTAATACGGATAAGGTTGCCAACAGATGTCGTAGTGCCGAGAACCCGTGTGAGAGTGACCCGCTGCGTTCTAAGCGCGGCATTAGTAGGGGTAAATACAGCGATAGAAGAACCGCTACTATCCGACATAATAATCCGCATTTGAGATATATTGGTAAGAGAACCCCCCACCAACTTAAAATAAGAGGATGTTGTCCAAGTTTCTCCTGTAGATGCAGTGGTTGTATAGCCACCCATCATGCTTATATCTATTGTAGCGGCGCCAGAAGTTGTGAATCGGTAGTCAATAAACTCTATACCATCCTCTGTTCCTATAGAAACGATTGTTTTAAGGGTGACGTTACCGCCCACGCCCGTAGTTGACCATCCTGTGGATGGGTTAGTGCCAGGAGTGCCTGCGACTGCACCGGCCATTGTATTGTTTCTGACTGAGTTTGTGCGAGAGGGTTCTAACGCCAAGCCCCGCAACGCCAAACCATTTGGGTCATAGTCTACCCGCGCAACATCCGCACTCGCAACAGTCAAAACGCCTGAACTATTGAAATATGTAGCGTTGCTGGCGCGGCTGTAGGTCCATCCTGAAGGCACGCCAGTTAGAAAACTAAAAGTCTGCGTCCTAGGGACTAAGTTGCTTGCTTGGATATAAATAGGCGCTGTGCCCTGTTGCGGATTTGCCGCAAGTGGTGTCAACGCCACAAATGGAAGTGAGACAGTAATCCCGCTATCCGAAGAAGTATCTACTTCCCCACCAGAATATTTTAGACGTGGAATGACGATGCTTATGAATTTTGTATCCGCGTCTAGGGCCTGTGTATTCTGCAATTGCAGTATAAGTTTGGATTCTGTCTCTTGAATAAACTTATCGAAAGCGGATGAACTTGAAAAAAGAACGCTAATCTGCCCCGTTACTTCTACAAATCGTCCGAAGAAGGTATTAGATACAGTTTCGGAACCTACCGTCTGCGGCGCCACCAAACTATTATTGATCGAGATTTCAGCGGCAGTAACCACGCCAAGGACGCTGTTGCCTTCAAAGAGCGTGCCATTTACAGCGGTGTAGGGGGTCGTTTGTGCCGCTTCGGTGTAGGTAGAGGCGACGCTTGTAGAAGAAAAAGAGGAAGCGTCTCGGCCTATGAGATTAAAAGAAAGAGTAGCAAGGCCAGAAGCGGGCACAGAGAACGTGACTTGATTGACTCGGACGCCTTTGAATTGTTGGTAGAGATTGCGGTCTGTCAACCAACGTTCGATAGTAAAGGAGCGGTATGTTCCGTCCAGAGAGGCTTTGCGCCCTACTTCATATACGCGATTGACAGCCACACTTGAAGAAGTAGAGGTAAGGGTTCCTGGCTCCACTTCGATTGTCGAAGAAGAAACGCTGACTGCGGTAAGATAGACGCCTGTTATACCTGCCACTGGTCCGTTTGGGGAGGTAAGGTAGAAAATCTCGCCTTCCCTGAAACCATTAGATATCAGGTTATATCCCGCAGTGGCACAAGTGATGCGGCTGTTCGCTGCATCAACACTCGCCGTAAACGCACTCGCAATAGGGGCTGCGGTCGCCCATGTTCCTCCTATGGCCGCTTCAAGCAGATCGTCCCAAGACTGTTCTGAAATTTCGCCTAGAATGTCACCAGATACACTTTTATATCCGTGAAATAAATTTTGTCGCACACGAGATGAAAGCCGTGCGTCTGGTTGCCTGATTTCTTTTTGTAGATTGACGTTCAGATTTATATCTCGGATACGCTTAAATGGCTGGCCTACAGGCGTAGAGCCAAAGACGCTTTCCGCGACATAGCCATATTCAGCAAGCGAGCCTGTTGCGATACTGCCGCTCATCGCCTCGCTTTTTCACCCCATCACTGAATAAGTTAAAACCAAAGCCTGCGTGGATTTTGCGGGGAGACTTCCGAAGCCGCAAATGCAGGGTTCATCTCGTTCTTCCAAGCCATGTTAACATGGTATCCCGGTAGAACAATAGGAAGGGCGTCTTCACTCTCTTGGTCGATTAGAGTGCCGATGTCGTCAATAGCGTCGGCTTCATTTGGGCAAGGAGTGCCCTCGTAAAATTGAAAACCTGCGTCGAGGCATGTTTGAAGAAAAGCATCTCTATCGTCAAAGCGATGGAAAGAGTAGATATATTTACTCATGTGACTAGCGCCTCAATGGCAAAGGGTTGCCCCTTTGCCATTGACGCAATCCACATTAGGCAGCATTGCCGCGCTGGATAGAGATAGACGAAGTGCCCTGCACAACGTTGGCCGCAAGCGGCTTCAACGCCACGAAAGGCATGGTCACGGTGATGCCTGTGTCGGGGCTGTCATCCACATCGCCACCGCTATATTTGATACGGGGCAGAACGAGGGTCACAAACTCAGTTGTGCTGTCGAGCAAATCCTTATTCTGAAGCCGCAGAATAAGTGTTGATTCCGTCTCGTTCACGAACTTGTTGTGCATGTCTGCATTGGTGAACAAAACGGTGATTGTGCCGCTTACGTCAGCAAATCGACCAAAAAGAAGGTCAGGCGTCACGCTGGTGCCGACGACTTGAGGCCCCGCCATGTTGTTGTTGACGGTCAACTCAGCAGCGGTGACAAGGCCAAGAACAACGCCACCTTCATAAATCTCGCCGTTGACAGCAGCAAAAGGAGTGGTCTGCGGTGAAGCGGTATAGGTAGAGGCCGCAGAAGTAGAGGAGAACCCTGTGCCGTCTTGCCCGATAACGCTGAACGTCACCGTAACTAGGCCAGAAGCCGGGATGGAAATGGTCATCTGGTTCATACGGACGCCACGGAACTGCTGGTATAGGTTTCGGTCGGTCAACCAACGCTCAATGGTGAAAGAACGGTAGGTGTTGCCGATGGCAACCTTGCGGCCTGCAACCGAGATAGTAGCAGAAGCGGTAGCCGTGGTCCCGATAGTGCCGGGCTCAACCTCGATGGTGGACACGCCGACGCTCAGTGCGGTGAAGAAGCGATCAGTCAGACCCGCCACTGCGGGGGTTGCAGTGATTGCGAAAACGTCGCCAACGCGAACTCCAAGCGTCGGAAAGTTGGCCGAGCCCACCGTAATACGGTTGGTGGCAGAGTTGGAAGCGACGCTGGAGAAAGGAGCCGAAGCGCCGGTTGCCCAAGTGCCGCCCATGATGGCCTGGATGAAGTCATCCCAAGACTGCTGCGAAAGCTCACCAGTAATGTCGCCAGTGACGGAGCGATACCCGTGGCGCACGTCTTGGCGCTGACGGTCAGAGCGACGCTCCTCCGACTGATATGCTTCCTTCTGAAGGTTGACAGAAAAAGACACATCGCGGATTCGCTGAAAAGCAGAACTGACCGGGGTAGTGCCGAAAGTTACTTCAGCAATGTACCCGAGTTCAGTAAGTGAACCCACTGCAATTGAACCGCTCATATTGTTCTCCTGAGAACTTAGGGCGGCAAAAATGCGTTGCCGCTAAAAAATATATACCTTTCCACGTATAATTGAATGGTTCCTAGCAAGTCAATGCGTGCTTAAGTGGGGACGTAGGAGAACCAAGGAACAGTCAGTCGGATACGCCAGAACGGGCCTTCTCGGTCATTCGACGCCATGCTCGGCGTGGCTTCGATGTTGACTGAAATTGAGTCGCTTGTCAGGACAAGGCCGCGATAGAAATGCGCCCTGATCCTCTCCGCCAAGTCAGAAGCCGGATTGGGGCCTTGGTCTTGGGGTGCATAAACATCAACCTGATAGACGCCGCTTTCGAAATCCATGGCGCTCCTGTGGTTGGCGGCGGGGCGCGTCGGCGCTGGTAAGAAGTTTACCCGCAAATGGATTTCCGTAGTCTTGGGCGTAAAAGATACGTTCTCCCACGCCACACTAGGAAGCGAAGAAAGGCTGTTGAGACGCGCGTTCAGGGCGTTACGGATTGACTTCAAACTCATCGAACTGTCCTAGCCACGCGGGCCGCATTGGAGACGAGAGAAGGCCACGCCTTGGCATTAACGCGCATCATGCCATACGGGGCTTGGAAAGAGAACCCAGAGGGTAGAGTTTTGACTCGGCGTTCGTTGTCAAACTCATACCCACCAAATTCCAATTTACCAATATATCCAACCGTATTAACAAGGTAGAGCGTGGTATGAACACGAGGGGAATAGATCGCATAAGTAGCAGCCGCGTCCCGAGAAGTCGCTTCGCCTGTTGGGTCTAAGCGGTAGGCATTAGAATTTAGATTGGTATCAAACCCAGCAACCCACCCGCCTCTTGCCCGCCCTACACTGTTGGGGTCGTGCATACCAAAGGGAAGGTCAATCGGCGTGGCTTTGATGATGTTCGTGGCGAGTTTAGTCGCAGCGCCAGAAACCGTCTTAGCAAGTCGGCGTTCCGTCCTTTGGGCGAAATTAGCAACTTGCTGTGCGAACATTATTTTTGAGCCAAAAGTCGATACATGACAACTGTGCCACTTTCCGGTATCGCCTGCACTCGTGTAATCTTATACGGCTCAGTAGTTGACACAGGGGAGCCGATTGTCATCCCTGGCTTTGGTGCGAACGCCGCGCCACTGGCAGTTAAATAAATTTCGACTTCAGAGGTTTCAGCAAACTCGGGGTCATCAAAACGACTATCACGCGAAAAAGATTTTCCGCGTAAATCTTGTGTCGCCGTGCTTGCAGTGACCGACCCCGTTGAGGGGTTGAATACCTGATCGCCTTGTCTCGATACTCGGAAAACGTCGCCGTATTTCTGAAGTAGGCGAAGACCTGTTCCGTCGCGAAGCCGTTCAAAAATACTAGCGCTCATGTCCTGACGATCTGTGGGAAACCAAGGGGTTGGCAAATAGGCTTTAGGATGAACTCGATGTCTCGAAATAGGGGCAAAGACCTCGCCCTAGAATCATACTTCACACGAATTGGCCCGATCTGTTCTTCGAGAACGGAATCGCTGCGCGTCAAATCAGGGATAAGATTCTCCCCATTACGTGACCGAAGTGCTAAAGCGCACACCGCATCTTTCAATTCTTTTGGAATCTCGCTTTCATCAACTGTCCAGCCATCGCGGCGAACAGCATATGCGCGGGGCCAAGAAAGGGCCTGATTTTCTGTCTTCTTGAGCCCGACCCAGCGTTCGTAATATGCGCCTTCGACATAGCGCATAGCCTTCATAATATCCGCATCCGCTGATACCGGAGGAGCGAGGCCATAGAGACGTGCATAAGCCGCAACGTCCGCGCCAAGAACGTATGTCTGAGAATTGGTTTTACCCGAACCATCTTCAAGAATAAGAGCCATAACTTCCACCCCATCCGAAGGTTCGGGTTATATCAATTTCCACCAGACTTTACAAAGGCATCTCGTTCGTCAAGCCAAACAGCATCCGCTTCAGGTGAAATGGTGTTGCCCATCCAAGGGCCACCTAGCGTATAGTGGGCAATCTTTGCCGTCTGGATATCGTATCCCGGCTCACCGATAAGCGCGTTCCACTCTTGTGGTAGCGCGCCGATGTGCTTGTCTGGGTCTTTAATCCAGTCAAACCGATGTAAATCCCGCCCAGGCACCGAATTGATATGTGCAAGGTTCAAGCAATCATTTGCAAAATGATTGCAGTTGAATGCCATGACTGAGGACCAATTCTTGAAACTGTAGCTAGTCTGGATTTGACCATCCATCTTTAGCAGAGTGGATGGATTATACTGGTGCTTGACGCACATCACTGCATACTTGCTTTCTAGCAAGTCAAACAGTTTTGCAATATCGTCTAAGAACAGGACATCGCAATCGACAAAGATGGCCCATCCTGCATAGCCATATTTTGCTCTATGCAGGATTGGAGTCAAAAACCGGCTGATCGCGAACTCTGTTGCCTGCGGGGCTTCTGAAATCACGTCCCACAGTTTGCCTTCTCGCGTTTCAGTCTGACGCCAAATCATCCCTTGATCGCGTAAGTCGTTAATTTTGAGAGGGACAACGCTGATGGGCACAGAGGCCCGCCGCTTCAAACTGAACTCTGCTACTTTATACGCTTCGACTTCTCGGCTATCGAAGCCCATATAGATGGTCGGCACCATCAATCCCACCCAAGAATAAAATCGTCAACGACGCGCTGCTTAACCGTGGCGCCCCAAGACAAAAGCAATTCGAGTGCCGCATACTGCTTCCACTCAAAAATATCCCACGGCTTTTGCTCGATACAAATAATAGGTTTGCACCGCCGGATCATGCCTTCAGCACCAAGAACGATGGGATATTCATACCCCTCTACGTCCATCTTGATCGCGCTTACAAAAGGATGGTTCTCTGCATCGAGCGTAGTTAAAGGCACGGTGTAGTTGATGGACGACGCCTCTCGCTTTGCGGTATCTTCCGAGGCGACATGAGTGCCCGATGTAACTTCGGGGCGATACTCCATGACCACTTCGCCAATTGCATTGCCGAGAGCCACACGCCGTAGCTCGACATTGGGCGTAGGCTTCTCTGGATGCTCAATGGTATTGAGCATAAAGCACCGCTGGTTAATCTCGATAGGCTCGTAGGCCACAACGCGGTCAAAAGCACGGGCGAAGTGCATAGACCACATACCGACATTGCCACCTACGTCCAGCACTAGGTTGCGTCGGTTCGAAGGCGTGTGGTTGAGCATGGCGACTAAGGTATGAAGCTGGTAACTCCCCTCGCCTTTGCTATTCTGCTTAGCAGCGCCTTCAAGGAAAGGCAAAAGGTGTTCCTCTGTGGCGGGAAGCCAAATTCCCGCCACCTTCTTGATATCTGTCATTAGGCTTGCACCACCACATCAGAGTTGTATGAAGCACCCGCCTGCTTGCGTGCGCCCTTCAAATGATCCACATATCCCCGCCAATCAGAATTGACGATGGGATGGCTTGTGTTGAACGAGAGGTCATCCCCAAGATTGACAGCCCGCACCATGCCGTCCTTCACTCCGCCTGCCACGAGCGTATCGAACACATGGCAGTCTGTCCAAGCAGGCAAGCGGAAAACTTGGTCCTCGACGTAGACCTGCCAGAAGATGCGCAGCATCGCCACAACATTGGCGTTGTTGACGCGGAACATAAGAATGCCCGCTTCTGTGTGGTTATTGTTGCGCGGGAAGTGCCCGATATGCGCCCAAGTCGGGAACTTATCAACCAAAAACGCGTCCGTAAGAGGCTTCTTGAATACCGTGTCGCCATCAAACCAAACCAGAACTTCTGGCTGATCCCCTAAATCTAGCGCGCTGAAGATGCGGATAGTTGCTGCAATTGCAGCGGGCTTATGGGAAAACTTCACCGCGTCAAAACGGTAGTCGTAGGTGCGCCCAAAACGCCCATGGACTACGGGAGAGTTGTGCCGCGCCTTGAACTCAGTGAGGCTGGCCGCTTCTTCGTCCAGAGCGAAGAACTTCACAAGCGGCGTATCAACCGTATCATGAAGCAGAGCGGTGTCACTGAACACCCAAAGCTCAGAATCGGTCAGTGGGTTGGCGAGGTATGACTCAATCATATTTCGCCCGTATGCCTCGTAGCCTTCCTGGCTAAAAGACGTAATCGCTAGATACTTCATAGTGCGCCTCTGATTTTAGATCGGTTCGTCGGACTGCGGTGCGGGGACGGGATAGACTTCAGGCTCTGGCTCAGGCTTGGGCTTCGCCTTTGACTTTGGCATTGCCTTGACGCTGGACCGCACATGCCCCACAAGGTCGCGCAAAGCCATATGCCGGGCTGCTTCTTCGCACAGCGTATTTAACGCCGTAGCGCCAACAATTACTCGATTGCTCATAGAACCCCATCACTGATTGACTTCGGCTTTCGACCGGGCTTGCTTTTGACCTTTACCGTTTGGCTGCCGCCAATGACAGGCACTTCCCGCGTTTCAATTTCGGCTTCCTCCGATGCCTCTACGGGATCAGAGATAGCGGTTGTGAACTCGCTCTCTTTGGGGTCGTAGGTCGTAACCGCAAAACCCGAACGTGCCTCAAAGGCACGCTGCGGGTCCGCGTATGCCGGAGACGAAGGGTTGTGCTTGCGAGCTTCTTCGATACGCTCTTGCTGCCGTTCGAGCGCCACCATAGCGTCTGGGGCTGAGCCTCCTCGCATGGAGACAAGTTGCCATCCTGACCAAGCACTGAGGTTATCAGCATACTTGGTCTGATTGACAATCTTTGTTCGACCTGTCGCCTTATGGCGTAACTTCACTGTCGGCAGTTGCATGTCACCCTCTATCCATAAATCTTCTTGTCAATAGGCTTGGGAATCCAAACCTGCATCACAACCCGATTGGGTTCGTGGCGGTGCATCATGTAGATGCGATTGGCTACAGCCATATCATATGCTTGTCCAACCGTCATAGGGGACATGGGGTATGTTTTCCAGAGAAGCGGGCGCACTTCACGGCTTCGCTCACCGATGTCGATCCAAGTGTTTAAGGCTAGGGTCATGTTCCGTATTCTCCGATAACAGATGCGCTTGTAGACTGCTTGAGCCGGCACTTATCGCAGATTCGATTGTGCGCCCCATCACTATCAAAGACTTGAGAACACGACAAGCAGTTCTTTGGGGTTTTTGGTTTTATCTCCAAAGAAAAAGCGTCCATCTCCCATTTTATTTGGACGTGCGTCACGTCCCTGCCAAGCGCCTGAGCGATTTCAGGGATCGTGAAACCCGCACGTTTCCAGTCACGCGCTTGGCGTAAATCTCGCTCCGTCCAATATCCTATATCGGGAGGAGGTTTATTATGCCGCGCCATTACTCACTTGGCACAGCATACCGCTGTCAATCCGCGTCATAGGCACCATAATAGGGTAAAGGTCGCACAAAAAGCATAGCGTCGCTTCTATGCTCGCTTTGCTTTTTCATGTCAATATCAAAATCACTTTCACTGTCAAATGCTTCCACCCATGCTTGGCACAGACGGCTACGAACAATGTCCTTGCTATTAAATCGGCAAACCTCCGCGCCAATCTGATGGCGCTTTGCCAAATCAACTACGTAGGTTAGGCCAGAGTCGCGGATATCGCTCTGCTGTGGGTCGCCCGAGACGATAACCTTACAATCGCCAAGGCGCGTGACAAAAAGACGCAACTGTTCCTTGGTGCAGTTCTGCGCTTCGTCAAGCAGAACGATAGCGCCGCCGTCGAAAGTGCGGCCCCGCATGAACTGGAAAGGGGCGAACTCAATGGTCCCCTTACGGAGCCATTCTTGTGCGCGCACTTTGCCGACTAGCTTTTCAATCACATCTATAATGGGGATTGCCCATGGCGTAAACTTCATATTGAGGTCGCCAGGGAGGAAGCCAATATTCTCGCTGCGGTCAGAAGAAATCATGGGTCGAGCGACGATAAACTTCCTGCATCGCTCTGCCAGTATCTCTTGCACGGCATAATGCGTAGCGAGGTATGTCTTGCCTGCGCCTGCGGGGCCTAGTGCAAATACTTGCTGGTATTTCTGAATTGCTGAGAGATACTTAGATTGTGCCGGGTTTTTTGGAGAAAGAGGAGCAAGACTAAACTCAGGCGTTTGGGCTTTTGGGGTTTTTGTGGCTTTGCGGGTCTGGCGCTTCTGAGATTTGGTCAGACGGATTGCGGCCACTGAAGTCTCCTATGCAAGTTTAGCCACTAAAAAGTAGAAAGGTCGGCGGCACTAAGCAATGCCTTGACTTATCTTTCTCGGTTAAACGAGTATCCTCGGCCTTAAAAAAAATGCCGCCACTTTTTTGTGGCGGCATATTTTTCAGTACATCCCGAGCGCCTTTAGATAGGCGTCCCGAATTGCCTCGCGCTCCTCTCGGTCATCCCTATCTTCCGCGCGCATCTTGATAACTTCACGGATAACCTTGGGGTCAAAACCCGCCCCCTTAGCCTCCGCCATGATATCCTTGATAGCGCTTTGGATATCCTTCTTTTCTTCATTAAGGCGTTCGACACGCTCAATGATGGAGAGAAGTCGGTCGGAGGCGATAGAGTTGTGGCCTGCTTCAGACATAGTTCTTAGTCCTCGTGGTTGATGGTTGTTGCGTTGTTCGCCAACATGGCGATACGATTCTCAATAAACGCAAAAATCTTTGGCGCTCGTGTCGGCAATTCAGCTAGTCCTGTGCCAAGACCGTCCGTAGGCACTACTACCGTCTTCCCTATCATCATAAACGAGTATGCGATAGTGAGTGGAAAACGGATGGCATCCTCGACAAACTCGAAATCTTCATCCTTAAAATAAGACGCTTTTTGCGTATCTGGTGCCCACTTAGTAGGCACTCCAAAACTATTCGGGTGGCCCCGCGTGGTGCTTGCTTGCCCACCATAACCTTGGCGCCGCATATTATCGCCAAAAAGAAAAATTGTATTTGGAAATTTTTCAAGCACATCTTGCTTAGAGATGTGTTTCTTGTAGATAAGCGTTCCAGTCATTTTCTATACCTTTTACCAGACCAGCCTTCGGCTTTGACGGGCAGCCCTGCCGCCCAATCCGGCGTAGCGGCTACCAACGCTTCATACTCTGCCACGTTTCCGTAGCCCTCGTCAACCTCAGAAACCACTTCGTCATGAACTGTCAACAACACAGGGTAGTTGTGTTCCTCAAGTCGGAACATCGAGGATATCATGAGGTCGCGGGAGACAGCCTGCACCACGTTCTCGGTAAAGGTGCCAGGGCTTATAGTGGTGCGTTCCCATTTACGGGTAAGAGCGTTAACCGCGCTAATCTCTACGCCATTCTTCATCTCGCCCCAAGGTGTTTTTACCTTGCAGACGCGGGCTTCTGGGTAGTTGAGCGCACGGCCTGATGGTAAAAGCAGGCGCAGATTGCCATCGCGCATCCTGAACTTCATGTTCCGCAGTGTGACCACGCTGTTTGGGTTGCTGATTGCGCGCATCGCGGCGCGTTCCAAGGCATACCAAAGGCGTGGAATCTTAGAATAGGTTTCGCGATACAGAGTAACGACGCGCTTGTATTCTTCCTCTGGCAAAAAAATCTGGTCCTTGGCGCAAGTCAAAGCGAACTTAGGGGCACCCATGGCGTAGCCCAGACCCAATATACAATTATGAACAATTAAGGGTCCGCGATCCGTGTGTATCATGAACCTGTTGCGCGGCCCCGCATTTACAAGATCGTAGACGGGCTTCAAGGTCTTGGATTCTACGTTGCAGTTCCCCGACACTCCGCCTATTGTTGACGTTATCTTTACGGGAGACAAACCGCAAATTTCCGGGGAGATAGCCGAGATTGTTGTCAGCCCTATCAAGCTCAAACTCAGGGACATCCCAGTTTTCAAGACTGAGCAGATACTTGAGGAATTCCCTTCGGTCTTTGATCCAAGGCTCGTAGACACGCAAACCCCGTCCACCATAGTGCGCGTATCCTGAATCATTGGGATTGCAGCACCTGTTGATGATCGCAGATATCCGGTTAAGCAGCCGCGTCCTATGGTCATCATCGGGGCAAATATCCGCATAACCCCAAAAATTCTTTCGCGTAGTTCCGCTTTTAGTGTTGGCGCACAGCGCGCATCGCGTGCTGGTGAAATTTCTATACGAGTTATTTGGCACGGAGTATTCTCCGGGGCTGCAATCGCACTGGACAATAAGGCCCGCGGTCCCTCCCCTGACTCCAATAAAATATCCGGTGACGGTAAGTTTCCCGCTGCGGTGGCCAATGCTAGGGATAGGGAATCTCTGTCTTGCGCCAGAAACCCGGCGTCCAACCAACTCGTCCCGCACAACACTCGATGATCCGGAGTCAACCAAATCCCGCACAAAGGCAACACGCTTTGCGTGCAATTCGACAAGACTCCCAGATGCTCTACCCATTCTTCACCGTCCCAAACTTTCATATCAAAAGTGATTTGTTCTATCGGGACAAGCCCGTGGTCCGTATATACCAGAGTCCCTTCGGCAATGCACGCCTTTCCTAGTTGCCTCTCTTTAGGGTTGTCCTTTTTATTAAGAGGTTTTTTATAAACCACGCTCGCAAAGTTACAGTAAATATCATCGCCATTCGCAAATTGGTCAACAAGGTCTTGCTGCCCCGCCAACCACGCCAGAACACGGGCCTCGATAGCTGCGAAGTCTGCTGCGTAAAGCACCTTCCCTTTTGCGGCCATGACAAGGCTGCGGATTACGTCAGCAGCTACGGTCTGCACCGGGCCAAAGCACATCTCAATAAGGTCGATATCCCCTTTCTTAATATAGGGGATAGCCTCTTCAGGTTCTTTGAGAATTTCAGGGCGGGGCAAGTTCTGCAACTGAACCCCTTTGCCCGAGAAGCGTCCTGTGGACGCCCCGTGATAGAGCAAGTTGCCGTGGATGCGGCCTTCGCTATCAGCCATGTTGAGGATGGCTTGTAGCTTTTTTGTGGAGGACTTGGCGCCGATCTGGCGTATCTCTAGGACTTCGCGCACCTGTGGCGGCAGCGACGTATCTTTGAGCGCGTTAACGATGCCTTGCTTATCAAGACTCGTGAAGTGGCTGCCTTGCATGGCGAACCACTGGATCATCTTGTCGCGTTGGTTGATCGTCGTGACAAGACCATTCGTGATCTTGGCAAGACGTTCGTTCAGCCTGCCCCCCGCCTTCTCTACCAACTCTAGGGCCATGCGCGTGGTTTCAAGGTCTACGCTTATGCCCCTGTCATTGATGATTTGGTCAAGCAGATAGACTTGCCGCTCCGATGGTGAAAGGGGGTAAAGCCTTGTCTCAGCTAGGCGTTCAGCCTCCACGTCTGTGCGGCAATATTGATATAGTTTCTCAAGGCGCGCGAGGTATTCGATACGCTGCTTTTCACGCGTTGCCTCTGTCTTGCCAGTGATCTCAAAATCGTCCCACCAACGGACGTGGGCGAAGTCGTCGTCGTCTTCGTCTATGTCACTCATGCTCGTGCCTTAATACAGCGAAAAAGGCCCTGCTTCAAACGCTTTCTCAATCCGATCTTTTGCGATGGCAAAATATTTGTCGTCAAGTTCGATACCGATGAACTTGCGGCCAAGGTTCATCGCCGCGACGCCGGTTGTGCCGCTGCCCATGGTGAAGTCGAGAACGGTTTCGTTGGGGTTGGTGTAGGTCTTGATAAGGTATTCCATGAGAGCGACGGGTTTTTGGGTGGGGTGCCCACAATTTTTGTCCATCCCAAAAGTCAGAATTGTTTTAGGGTATGAGTGGGTCCGTATGACTTGTAATTTCTGCTTAGTAGTTGCCCCTCCCATTAACTCTGTCCTGCTCGACTCTACGCTGGAACCTTTTTGTGGTTTAGATTTCAACGTCATCTGAGGGTCATATGTAGGCGCGTTGCTATAAAATACACTTATACTCTCATTTTGCGCCATTGGTCTTTTTTTTGCTACAAGATGCCCCCGGGCAGTTACTTTATCCCACACCCAATCATACTTATACATTTTTATGTTACTGACACGCATGTGGGAAGAAAAAGGTTCCCCACCAAATAATACGACAGCACCGTTCTTCTTCGTGATGCGCTTCAACTGTGCCCACATCGGTTCAAACGGGATAACAGAATCCCATGAACACGCGGTCGTGCCATAAGGCGGGTCGGTCAAAACCATATCCACCGAACCATCCGGGATTTCCTTCATACGCTCAAGGCAGTCGCCCTTGAGCAGCGTCAGCACGTCCTTCATACTTTCTTCCCTTTCCTCGGCTTCGTCATTTTCAACATATGCCTGCTGCCTTCCATGTCCTTTTGGATCGGCAGGCTTAGTGCCTCGCCAAGCCCTTCCAATGACCGTGGAAGGGCCATGGCTGCCGCCATGGCGGCTGTGCAGAACCATTGCTCCAACGCCACAGGGGCGCAGCCATAGTGCGCTACGGCGATGTTCTTAGTAATCAGCCGTTCGAACTGCGCATTGTGCGCAAAAATCGGAAAACCCTGCCTGATATGCTTGTTCAAATCCATGGGCCACGGAAGATCAGGCGTCCATATCTGGACAGGTTCTGCGTTACGGCTATACCCCATGCACAGGATATCGGTGCTGGGGTGTTCAGCGTAGCGGTAGATGCCCACCAATTTGAGATTGGCGGTGGATTTAGTTTCGTAGTCAATGTGGTAAATGGGTGTATCTTGCATTGGAAAAAAGAAGGGGCATTTCTGCCCCTTCTTCTCCTGCCTTAGAACAAGTCCTTGGCATCGCCTTCGCTGATATTGCTGCCAGCAACATCATCGAAGTCGTTATCAGCGCTGCGCCCGCCGCCAGTTGCGATACGCTCGCCATCGTCAATGAACTGAACATTGTTCAGTCCAAACGACACGCCCTTGTTGCCGCTGTTGTCATACCCGAAAGCATTGACGCTCGCGCGCACGAAGCAGCCAGGGTAGAGGCGATCTTCGTCGGTGATGACAGGGAACTTGCCTTCGACCTTCTTGCGGTCCACTACCTTGGGCTGCTTCTTGCTGCTTACGGTGATGAAGATGCAATCGTCGTCAAAGCCAGCGGTGCCTTCCTTGTCGGAACCAGGACGGAAAGGCGAACGCACATTCTTTGGCGGCTTTTCACCAAACTTGGCCTTAGCGGCAGCGCCCGCCGCCTTCTTCAGATTCTGAAACTCGGCGGTTTCCTGCGCGGCCTTGTCGAACACAAGAACACAGGAAAACTTCGGCGTGTTGCCATTGAACCCACGAGGCTCAAACAGAGCGGGAAAAGCAAGTCGGGCCTTGGGGGTAACTACGTTCGTCTCGCTCATCTGAGCGTTCTCCTTGGAGCCGGGTTGGCGTGCATTTTGCCCCTTGTGCGCGCACACCATTGCCCAGCCACGATGTTAAAGAGGGGCAAAATTATTCGTAGTTGCGGAAGCCGTCATGGTCCAACGCCAACGTGTCATCAAACTCTCCGCCGATCTGGACCACAACTGCGGGCCGTTTGTCGGATAGCGATGCGATGGTGTTGCCTGAAGATACTGCCACAATGACCTCTGCCAGTCTATCCTTAATCGCCTTCTTCTTACCAAGTTTTTCCTCGGCTTGCGCGGGCGAGATTAGCTTGCGCGTGAAGATATCGTCATCCTCAAGACCCATGCTATTCAGGAGGTCAATGGCATCATCTTCGCTTTGCCACTTGCGCTGCGCCCGCTTGGCTACGAGCTTGTAGCCGGGGACAACGCCACCCTGTTCCAACTTACGCTGCGCGTATGCTTGGACAGAGTTGATCCACCCCTTGAATACATCGGCCTTGGCGAGAATCTGGCCGATCTGTTCTTCGCTCAGGCCCTCGGGCTCAGGGGGCAAAAAACCATCGTCAAACTCCGCTTGTGCCAGTGCTACCGCCTGTTCGTGTAGGCGAGGGCACTTAGGCTGCGCCAAGCAGAACCGGCAATGGTCGCCCGCGTTAAGGGCAGCATCGGCCTCCTGCGTCTTGTGTGCTGCGGCGAGAAGGTCATCCGCGAACTCGATGCGAAGTGAGTAGGCGTCTGTCTCGAAAGACCTGATATGCCCATCAGCATGGCGGTAGCGGGGCTGCACGATGACCATACGGATATGGCGCGGGAAGATGCCTTCCTGTGCCTCCAAAGCCAGCATGGCGCCCAAGGCATAGTAAGAAAGCTGAGGAGAGTTCTGCACCTTCACAGGCACACCAGCGCCATACTTCAGGTCCATTACGGTCAGGCGCTTCTCACGTTCATTCCAGATGACCGCATCCGCTGTGCCAAACATAGGCACAGGCGGATTAAGGGCCTCTAGCGTGAACCGTTGTTCGATGAACAGTTTGTTGCCTTTGGCTTCGGCCAGCACCGCGTCAACATAGACCTGCACCGCCTCAGCCATATCTTCCGTGACTTCAAAGCCCTCAATCTCCTGCTCTAAGAAGTCAGAAGCAGGCTTGCCTTGGCGCAAGCACATCTCCGCCAACTCGTGTGCTGCGGTGCCTTCGCGTGCATATTCAGAAGAGATATTTGGCATCCCCTCAGATAGATTGACAGAGCCAGGGCAGGCGATCCACCGAGAAGCGGAACTCGCGCCCAAAGAAGCATGGGCACGATCAGCATGGACAGGCAGGTTAGACATTGATTATGGCCCGTGTGATAGCGCGATAGTATTTCATGCACGCTTGGGCATCAAAGTCGGATACTCGCGCCATTTGTGTGTTGTCCGCAATCTCCTTACGAGTTGCGTCAGGACCGATTTCAGAGAGTCGCGCAGAAAGTAGATCGCGGCAATACTTGCGGCCTTGCTCTACGTTTTTAGCAAACCATTCGTCGGGGAACATCGGAAAATCACGTTCTTCCACATTAAACGTATCGCTGTGGTAGGCGTCCATTTCCTGACAGTCTGCCGCTTCTTCCACAATCTCGATCTGTTGCGGCTCTACAACGGCCACGGATACTACCGTAGAAGCGTCAGTCTTGCGCGGCCTGCCGCGTGGGCGCTTCTCACCTGTAGAGGCAACAGTGGTCGTATTCTCCACCGTATCCTCTTCTAGGCTCACGCCCGCAAGAAGGTGGATAGCGTCGTTAGAAATCCTGTGGATGCCTTTGATCGCCGTCTCGGCAATCAGGGCAATCGCTTCGTTGCGGTCCATCTTATACCCCTTAGAGCATGATTTCGCTGATTTGCTTTGACTTGCGTATGATAACGCGAGTCAAATCTTCATCAATCGAGCCAGCCAATACCACGTATCTGGCAAGCACGCTAGAACTTTCTTGGCCAATTCGGTGCGCCCGCGCCGCTGCTTGGACGTTCTCGGCAGGGGTCCACGACGGTTCCATAATCAAAACATTATCGCTTGCCGTCAGCGTAATGGCAGAGTTAGTAGCCGTGATCTGCCCAATAAAGACACGGATATCCGGTTTGCCTTGAAAGTCATCAATCGCCTTTTGTCGAGTATTCCGTGCGGTGTCCCCTGTAATCACGACAGGGGAAAAGGCTTTGAGCTTTTCCGCTACTTGTGAGATAACTTCTCGATGGTAGCAGAACAAGATAATCTTCTTCGCGCCATTCTCCAATTCTTCTTTGATGAAATCACTTGTCGGCTCTACTTTTGCAAGCCCGACAGCGCGGCGCAAGGATGCAAGCGCTTGCTTATCCGCATTACGAAGAATATCGTCTGATAAGGTGCCGTCTTTGTTATGGTGGTTTGCAGCCGCTGCGGCCAGGACGGCTTTGACTTCTGAGATAGCTTGCGTTTTCTCAAGCGCCATCACTTCCTTGAGCGCGGACTTGGGCGGCTCAAGAACAATCGTGCCCCATTGGAGTGCGGGCAACTGCGTCAACACATCTTCTTTCTTACGTCTGATGAAGAAACCATCAATACGTTGGCGCAATTCGCCTGTATTTTTGTTGCCTTTAATACGCTCAACTGTCCGCATACCAAAATGCAGTATGTCCAAAACGCAAAAGTATTTTACGAATTGAGCATAGGTCATACGCCCGTCTGGCGTTTGTAGCCGCTCGGAGGCTAGTGCGCGTAGGTGCGTGTAGATTTCTGAAGCGTTGTTTGGCAGCGGAGTGCCAGTTAGAATCCATGTGCGTTTGGTGGCGGCTAGAATGCCGCCTTGGCCGTTAAGCCTTTCGCCATAGACTGCTTTCGTGCGTAGGGCTGTTCGGTTCTTAAGTGCGTGCGCTTCGTCAATGATAAGAAGATCAAACCCCATATCAAGGATTTTAGCGCGTAGTGTAGGATTGGCGAGCATATCGTAGCTGACAATAACCACATCTGCTTCAAGTGGAATGTCAGACTTGATATTTTTAATCACGAAAGTTGTTCGTGGAATTATCTGCCAATTCAGCATTTCGCGCTGCCAGTTGATCCGCGCCACGGCAGGACAAACGACTAGAATGCGGCGCAGATTAAGGGCATCCGCCGCCCTGATCGCCTGCGCCGTTTTACCAAGCCCCATGTCGTCAAAAAGACCGGCATTGGAGTTGTCGGTCTTTTTGGCAACAAGGAAGTTGACGCCTTCAATCTGGTAGGGGAGAAGGCCGTCTTGCCAGTTAGGCATTGCTCAACCCATAATAGGCCAACAACGCACTCTCCGCCCTACCATCGTCCTTTACGCGCTTAAACAAATCTACCTTGTCAGGGAACAACGCCATCGCCTTCAAGCGCGCTCCTCCCTTGTCAGCAGGAATGTTCATGCGCCGCTTCCACGTTGCAGGGTGGACGAGCGTAGTAGGGATTTGAAGTGCCGCCAAGACCCCTTCGATCTGTCCAAGATTGCGCCCAAAAGAGAAAGCGCCGACAGCGCCTTCTCCTGGTCGAACGCCGACACTTTCAAGGAATGCCTTCTGCGGTGCCATGTTTTTTATCATAGCCGCGAGTGCCGCAGGGGGCACGCTCCTGCGCTTCTTACCGTTAACGACGACTTCGATAGTCGGCATGTCCTCGATAGCAAGAACTTTACCGTTTTGGTCAAGCAGGGCCAAAGCCCCGCTTAGACCTGGGTCGATGCCAAGGATCAAAATACGTCGCCCCACTCACCCTTGGTCGCCGCCTTGCTATACTCAGTGGCGCGGTTCTCGAAAAAGTTGGTATGCTCTGGTGCGTTCAGCAACTCATCGAGCCAAGGTAGGGGGTTGTCCTTGACCTTGTAGATTGGCACCATACGCAACTGAAGCAAGCGCCTATCTGCGATGAAGCGGATATACTGCTTGATTTCATCGGCAGTCATGCCATGCACGGGGCCTAGAGCAAACGCCAAATCAATGAACGCATCTTCATGCTCTACGATAGTCTTGCAGATTTCGTAGATTTCAGCCTTGAGCGAGTCGTCAAAAAGACTTGGATTTTCCGCGCAATAGGTATGGAAAAGCCGGATGATATTCTCACAGTGCAACGTCTCGTCTCGAACAGACCACGCAATGATCTGCCCCATGCCTTTCATCTTACCAAAGCGAGGGAAGTTAAGGAGCATGGCAAAAGAAGCAAAAAGTTGTAGCCCTTCAGTAAAGGCACCGAAGGCTGCGAGCGTTTTAGCTACCTCTCGTGGATTGTCCGTCGAGAAGCTGCTGAAGTAGTCATACTTGTCGCGCATCTCCTTGATCTGCATGAAAGTGGTGTATTCACTCTCAGGCATTCCGACCGTATCGAGAAGATGCGAGTAAGAAGCGACATGGACTGTTTCGCTAGTCGCAAAAGCGGACAGCATCATGACCACTTCGGTTGGCTTGAAGATAGGCAGATAGTTGTGGACATAGTTTTCCGCCACGGACGCATCAGCTTGCGTGAAGAAGCGAAAAATCTGTGTCAGTAGGTTCTTCTCAGAAGGCTCTAGGCGCTTCTGCCAATCACGCACATCGTCTGCCAGGGGCACTTCCTCTGGAAGCCAGTGGATGCGCTGCTGCTGAAGCCACGCATCATATGCCCAAGGATAGCGGAAAGGCTTGTAGCCGATGGACGGAGTGGTGAGAGACATGGCGTTCCCTTTCCAGGCTTAGTGGTTCGCAGGACGCGCAACTTACTCCCCCTTGACGGCGCTGGCAAGTGCTTTCCTATTGTGTTTGAGCGACGCTGTATGGTAGGGAACAGGATAGGCCCTGCTGCTGATTTCCAAGGGACATCTGATGCCAATCACCATTTCGCTCTACAACCATACTGTTGCGCGTTTTGCTTCGGGTGCCAACGCCGCCAGCGACACATATAAGTTTAAGCTGCTGACTGCTGCAACGTTTGATGCGGCTCATACGACTTTGGCTCAGACAGGTGGGACCCAATCAGGTTCTTCTACTGGATATCCTGCCGGTGGCGCCACGCTGACTGGTGTTTCCATCGTGGTGGTTGCCCTTAATGCGGCCCGCTTTGATGCTGATGACGTGAGTTTAACGGCGACGGGTGGTTCAATTACTGCCAGTTACGGTATTCTCTATAATGACACTGACACAGATGATCCTCCGGTCGCATTTGTGGATTTTGGTGGGTCGCAAACCGCCGCCAATGGCAGCCCTTTCAACGTGGTCTGGAACGGCTCGGGTATTGTCACCTGGGTCACAGATGATACGTCTCTCTATACGCTTCCTGCTGCGACCGCCAATAACCTTGGTGGCGTGCGCGGCGGCGCCAACCTAACTCTCAGCCAAGATGGTGTTCTTAGCCTCAGCAGCACCAACGTCATTTCTGCCCTTGGCTTGACGCCCGTTAATTCGGCAGGGGCTGCTGCGGCGGCCCCGGTGCAGTCCGTGGCTGGTCGAACTAATGCGGTGGTGTTGGGTGCGGGCGATATTACCTCTGGAATCTTTGACGCCGCGCGTCTGCCTTTAGCTACAGGTAGCACAGCGGGGGCTGTCATCGGTGGTTCAAACTTAAGTCTCGCTGGCAACGGCACGCTCAGCCTTAGCAGCACCAATGTCATCAACGCACTTGGCTTGACGCCTGTTGATTCGGCAGGGGCCGCTGCGGCTGCGGCTGCTGCACTAAATTCATCCTTGCGCCTCTACGTGACGACCACAGGTAGCGACAGCAATGCGGGCACATCCCCTGCGTTGCCCAAGCGCACTATCAAGGCTGCCGTGGAATCCGCTGCTGCGGGCACAACAGTTTTTGTTGAATCAGGCAATTACGTCGAACAAAACCCGATCAATTTCCCTGCGCGTGTCTCTCTTGTTGGAGATAACCTGCGTCGCGTGGATGTTCGCCCAACCAACCCTACTCTTGATATTTATCATTTGCAGTCGGGTTGCTATGTCTATGGCGTCACCTTTCGCGACCACGCCGCGCCCGCATACGCTTGCGCCTTCCCTTGCGCCACGGCACGCGCTACGGTTAATGGCAGCGGCGTCATCACAGGCCTGACACTGCTTTACAGCCCGTCTGGATACTCGTCTGCGCCTGAGGTATGGATTGAGCCTCCGTTCAACGGGGGCACGCAGGCGACCGCGACGGCGAATATGTCAGGTGGCCTGATTACAAGTTTCACGATAGTCGAAGGCGGCTCTGGGTATGATGCGACTGACCGCCCTTGTGTCTCGATTAAGCACCCGTCCCCGCCTTCCATCACAAGTTCGCCTTATGTACAGAACTGCTCGTCCATCACCGGGCCGTTTGACACGACAGGTGTGGCCTTTGCCTCTAACCTAATCGTGCCGCCATATGATGAAAATAACGTAGCAGGCACAGGGCGTATTATTGATCCTCGCGGTGCCGGTGGCGGCATCCGTGTGGATGGTCAGGTGGTGGCAAGCGGTAGCCCACTAAACAGTTTCGTGGCAGACGCCTTTACCCAAATCAACCAAGGTGGCCCTGGCCATCTAATTCTAAACAAAGGATACGCGCAGTTCGTTTCCTGCTTCACCACATTCTCGCATACGGGTTACGAAGCACGCGCAGGCGGTTTCGCCAACGTCTCAAATAGCGTGCTTGACTTCGGCACTTACGGTTTGCGTGCGCGGGGTTATTACCCTGTGGCCCAAGTAAGCGGCACGGCGGATGCTACCCTCCGCAGCACGGTTGCTGGCTTTACGGTCACGAATGGCGGTAGTAACTACACCAGCCCGCCCACGGTTGCGGTCTCTGGCAACGCTACGGCAGTCGCAGTTATTGAGAATGGCGCCGTGGTTGCCGTGAACGTCACGTTTGCTGGTAGTGGATATACAAGCGCGCCTAGTGTCTCGTTCTCAGGTGGCAACGGTTCTGATGCTGCGGCTACGGCACAATTGGCGAGTTCGGGAAGCATTACGGTAGCCGGGTTATCCCGTCGCCCTGATGTGGGCACCACGGTTGCCAAGATCGGTGGTAACTTCTATTCGATCACGGGCGCATCGCCTCTTGTTGGTGGTAAAAGCACGCTATCCATCTACCCTGGCATCCCATCTGTTGACGCGGGTAACGCGGTTGATGTCCATGACGTTTCGTTGATTACATCCGGCTCGCTTGTCACAGAATATGTGGGGAGCGGTGTCACCTACAACGCGCTTCCCAAGTTTGGCGGCATCCCCAATCCAACCAATGCTATTTCAACCACGGCACCTGGGCGCATCTACTATGCGATGCTGACGGAGACGGGCAATTTCTCTATCGGCCCGTTCTTCTCAGTGGAACAGTCTACAGGCACGGTCACAATCAATAGCGATCAGTTCAATTTGGCAGGCCTTTCATCTATCGGGCCTTTCAAACGCAATGGTGTCGCAGTTGGCGTGCAATTGCAAGAACTGTCAAATAACGCCACGCTTCTAGCCAGCACAGGCCAGAATGACGGCAATACAGCGCCAACACAATTTGCCGTCAAGACTTATGTAGATGGCCGCACGCTTGATAATCTGGCTGACGTGGTAGCAACAAGTCCCTCGGCTGGGCAGGTCTTAGCGTGGAGCAACGCCAATCAGCGATGGGAGCCTAAGAGCCTTGTCGTAGCAGATGTGTCGGGCGCTGTGCCTGACACGCGCAGCGTCTCCACGGGGACGGGCCTGAGCGGGGGTGGCGCTCTGTCCGCTGACCGCACTCTAGCACTTGCCAATACCGCCGTTACGGCGGGGGCTTATGGCACTGCTTCTGGGGTCGCGACGTTCACCGTTGACGCGCAGGGGCGCTTGACCAATGCTTCTACCCTAAGCATCACTCCTGCGGGTATCGGCGCTGTGCCTGATACGCGCAGCGTCTCAACGGGGACGGGCCTAAGCGGTGGTGGCGCTCTCTCCGCTGACCGCACTCTAGCACTTGCTAATACCGCCGTTACGGCGGGGGCTTATGGCACTGCATCTGGGGTCGCGACATTCACCGTTGACGCGCAGGGGCGCTTGACCAATGCTTCTACCCTAAGCATCACTCCTGCGGGTATCGGCGCTGTGCCTGATACGCGTAGCGTTTCTACGGGGACGGGGCTGAGCGGGGGTGGCGCTCTGTCCGCTGACCGCACTCTAGCACTTGCTGATACCGCCGTTACGGCGGGGGCTTATGGCACTGCATCTGGGGTCGCGACGTTCACCGTTGACGCGCAGGGGCGCTTGACCAATGCTTCTACTGTAACCATCACCCCTGCGGGTATCGGCGCTGTGCCTGATACGCGTAGCGTTTCTACGGGGACGGGGCTGAGCGGGGGTGGCGCTCTGTCCGCTGACCGCACTCTAGCCCTTGCTAATACCGCCGTTACGGCGGGAGCTTATGGCACTGCATCTGGGGTCGCGACGTTCACCGTTGACGCGCAGGGCCGCTTGACCAATGCTTCTACCCTAAGCATCACTCCTGCGGGTATCGGCGCTGTGCCTGATACGCGCAGCGTCTCCACGGGGACGGGCCTGAGCGGGGGTGGCGCTCTGTCCGCTGACCGCACTCTAGCACTTGCTGATACCGCCGTTGCGGCGGGGACTTATGGCACCGCGTCTGGCGTAGCAACGTTCACCGTTGACGCGCAGGGCCGCTTGACCAATGCTTCTACCACCGCCATCTCCATCACCGCAGCAGCCGTGAGCGGGCTTGCGACTTCCGCCACCACCGACACCACGAACGCCGGTAACATCACCAGCGGTACGCTGGTGGCGGCCAATGGCGGCACCGGACAGACGAGTTATACGGTGGGCGATCTGCTCTATGCCTCGGACAGCACTACTCTCGCGAAACTGGCAGGCGTGGCGACGGGCAACGCACTCATTTCCGGCGGTGTCGGCACAGCGCCGAGCTTCGGCAAGATCGGGCTGGCCACGCATGTGAGCGGGACGCTGGCTGTGGCGAACGGCGGGACCGGTGGCACAGATGCTTCGACGGCTCGGACCAACCTAGGTCTTGGCACTGCCGCCACTAAGGCTGGGCCAACTGGCGACATTGTTGGCACGACGGACACCCAGACACTCAGCGCCAAAACGCTCACCAACCCGACCGTGACAAACTACACGGAGACGGTGGCGACTTCGACCGGCAGCACGACCATTGACCTCACCAACGGCACGTTGTTCAAAATCACGACGAACGGGGCCGTGACCATCACGCTGCCGTCCAGTGTGGCGGGGAAGAGCTTTGTGGTGATTGTGGCCTATGGTGGTGTGCATACGGTCACTTGGGCTGGTGGATCGACGCTGAAATGGGCAGGCGGCACGACGCCGACCGCCACAAGCGTCAACGCGAAGTTTGATATTTTCACGTTCTTCTGCGATGGCACCAACACGTATGGCAGCATCTTCGGACAGAACTTCTGATGTTTACCTTAGCGGGAAAGAGCGCACGGAGTGCTTCCGGGCCGTTCGCGCTTTTCGGCGGAGGAAATACTACCGTTAATGTCGCCGTGACAGACAAATACACCTACAGCGGCGATACAGTATCAGCGGGAACTAATCTTGGGACAGCGCGCCGATCCCTCGCTGCTGCGGGTAACAGCACACAGGGTATTTTTGGCGGAGGATATGACACCGCTGTTACCGCCGTGACTGACAAATACACCTACAGTGGTGATACGCGAGTGGCAGGAACTGCTCTCGGAACAGCGCGCCGAAACCTCGCTGCTGCGGGCAACAGCACACAGGGTGTTTTCGGCGGAGGAGGTACACCCTTTCTTACCGCCGTGACTGACAAATACACCTACAGCAGTGATACGCGAGTGGCAGGAACCGCTCTTGGAACAGCGCGCGAAGCCCTTGCTGCTGCGGGTAACAGCACACAGGGGATTTTCGGCGGTGGAATCGCCGCCGCTGTTACCGCCGTGACTGACAAATACACCTACAGCGGTGATACGCGAGTGGCAGGAACTGCTCTCGGAACAGCGCGCTACTTTCTTGCTGCTGCGGGTAACAGCACACAGGGTGTTTTCGGCGGAGGAGGAGGTGCACCCTCTTTTACCGCCGTGACTGACAAATACACCTACAGCAGTGATACGCGAGTGGCAGGAACCGCTCTTGGAACAGCGCGCGAAGCCCTTGCTGCTGCGGGTAACAGCACACAGGGGATTTTCGGCGGTGGAAACGCCGCCGCTGTTACCGCCGTGACAGACAAATACACCTACAGCGGCGATACACGAGTGGCGGGAACTAACCTCGGAACAGCGCGCAACCTCCTTGCTGCCTCGTCCTCATCTCCGGGTGGCTTTTGATGCACGCGAAAACCAATCGCAATAACCACGACTTTCAAATCTTGCACTTTCTTGCGGGTTCCTGCCACACGGCTGACGGTGCATACGCATTGCTCTGCGACCTACGCGATGACCGTGCGGACGCGCTCAAACAGGCCACAGCCGCGCACCTTCGGGAACGTGCCAAGATACTCCGTGCCGAGCGCCGGATGGCCTCGGACGATGAGGCTGAGCGTCTGGAAGGACAGGCCGATTTGGCGGAGGTCGAAGGCTACGCCGAGACGTTGTCCAAGAACCTCGCAGGCGCAGAGGCAGAGTTGGCCTTCATCCAGCAGTGCATCGCACGCCTCCAACCGCTGCGCCGCTACGCGCACCTACCCGATGCCGAGGCGCACGAAGCCTGTCAGCGCGAGGAATGGCGATTGGAACTTATCGACCGGGCGCAGAATCTCCTGCTGACATCTGGCACAATACCGCACGACCACCTCGCCACGATGCGCCAGCATCCTGATTTTGCCACGCATATCCTGCCCGCCATTCACCAAACCAAGGCGTTGATGGCTGAGGGCACTTCCGATACTTTGCTGACCGCGCTGCGCCCGCTGGAAACGCTATTGTTGGAGACTACACCCCCATGTTTGCTCGAATAGAAAACGGTGTCGCCGTGGCCTACCCGGTCGAGCCGCGCGCTGAACAGCCTAACACGTCGTTCCCGTGGGATTGGCCCGGTGGCGTAGTGAATGGCGTTCAGTATGCCAGGGTACGCCCAGTCGATGTGCCGGTTGCGTCCGTGGCGCAACGGGCGGTAGAGGTGAGCCCAGCGCTGATTGATGGCGTCTGGACTCAGATGTGGATGCTCGTTGACCTGACGTTGGAGGAACAGACAGCGCAACTGGAAAATTGGCGTCGGAGCTTGTCGGTAAGTCCGCTTCAGATTCGCCGCGCGTTGCGTCAGACGGGCCTGTTTGAGGCCGTGTCCGCCTTTGTCGCCTCTGCTGACGATGACGTACAAGATGCGTGGGAGTATGCCACGCAGATCGACCGCAACAACCCTTTGATCGTTGCGGCCGCTCAGGCGCTCAGTGTGACTGACGCGCAGGTGGATGATCTGTTCCGCAAGGCCTCGGAGATTCGTACATGAGCCTGCCTCCTAACCTTGGTGCGCTTTGGTCTGGCACCCGTGATCTACACCATGCTTGTGAAGCGCACGCGGTAGGGCAGCGTATGCTTGCAGGTCAAGTCTCTCCGCAAGAATGGGCAGATTGGCTTGCTGCCTTTCACGTTATCCACCTTGTCATCGACAAGACGCTACCTTCTCACTATACGCGCGCACCACTTTTGCTTGAGGATTTTACCCATCTGCCGCCTCCGCATATGCCCTCGGCTGCGTGTGCTTTTGCGGCTGACCTTAGCACACCTTCCGATATTCTTGGCGCTTGCTACGTGCTACACGCCGCCCATCGCCGTGGGGGGCGGGCAAAAGCGCAAATCATGCGCAGTGCCGGTTTGTCTACGCGACACATTGAATATGAACGTGAAGGCGAAGTAGAAACTTTTATCCGCACCTTGCGCGACAGGGCAGACCTTATCTCTCCTGCCCGTGCAGCTTTTGCAGCGATGTTAGCCACGATGGACGAGATACAGGCAAGACATGGTTGAACTCGCACTCCCCGCTGCTGGTGTTTTTGTGTCAGGCCGAGTGCCTGACATAATTACCATGTCAGTTGCGGATGTGCCGCCATTTCGCACATATTATGTAGAGAGCAACCCACGTATCTATGTCTTGCCTTCATCAATACGGAAATACTATGTCCCGCTGTCCTCGCGGAAATACCCTATTCTACCTGAGTAGCAGCCTTATTGCTTCGCACCCTCGGGAGAGGGTATAAAACTGTATTCGACATTTGCGTTTGCGGAGCAAAAGCCGTGACAGAAATTATCAAGCTCAAGGAGCAGCATCCTCAAGACGACTTGGATCACGCATTTAACTTTGCGGAATGGTTCAGCGTTGGCGACACTCTCTCATCTTGCGCCGTATCGACCTCACAAGGCATCACGCTCGGCGTGTCTTCCAAAGCACCAACCATTTCAGGAAATGAAGTAGTGCTTTGGCTGACAGGTGGTACGCCGGGTGAAGAATACTTTGTCCAAGTTACCGCTCAGACAAGCCAAGGCCGCAGAAAGACGGTGGATGGGTCTATTACGATAATAGACCCTACCTCACCTTAATCGACGGACCCGTTCTCCCCGCCAGCGTCTTCCTTCCCGCTTTCATACGCCTCCATGACCTTGCCATGAACAAACATGGCAACCTCTAAGCGCGTCTCATTGCTGAGATTGGGGAAATACTCTTTCAGATCGAAGTAGATATCGGTCTGGGTAGGGACTCTCATTGACATACCTCGCATGTTTCGCCGTCATTGGCGTTCTTGGCAGGGATTTTTTCGCTTACAACTTCAGCGCGTTGCACCGAAAGAGATCGGCAATAGTATAGCCCCTTGAGGCCAGATTTCCATGCCCGCATGTGCGCTTCGTGAAGTTCCTTCTTCGTGGTATCCGCAGGAAAGAACAGGTTCACAGACTGGCCTTGGTCGATAAACGGTTGACGGTCTGCGGCGAGGCGGATGATGAAGTTCTGGTCAAGTTCAATAGCAGTCTTGAACGTCGCCTTCTCCCAATCGGTCAAGAACTCAAGGTGCTGGACACTGCCCTTGTTTGCCACGATGCTGTCCCAAGTGTCCTTTGTATTCTTACCATACTTGTTAAGAACCGCAGACAGGTAGGTATTTCGGACAGGGAAAGAACCAGAAAGGGTCTTTTGCGTGAACACGTTTGCGGGCCATGGCTCGATACAGGGCGAGACTCCGCCACAAATGATTGAGATGGACGCTGTGGGGGCGATTGATGTCTTGTTCGAGAACCGCTTGTGGAAGCCTGCTTCCTCAGCGTCAGGGCAAGGTCCGCGCTCGTCTGCAAGCACCCTGTCCGCTGCTTCAACGCGGTCTTGGATATGCTTGAAAATCTTCTTGTTCCAGGCAATCGCAGAAGGCGACTCGAAGGGCACGCCTTGGCTTTGTAGGAAGGAGTGGAAGCCCATGACGCCTAGGCCCACAGAACGCTCCTGCGTGGCGCTGTAGATGGCTGCAGCCATGCTTGGTGGCGCACGGTCGATGAAGTCCTGTAGGACGTTATCAAGGAAGCGCATAACATCCTCGATGAACTTCGGTGTGTCCTTCCAACTCATGTAGGTATCGAGGTTGAGGGAGGACAGGCAACATACTGCCGTTCGCATCTCCCCGTGATGGTCGCGGCCTGTAAATAATACCACCTCGTTGCAAAGGTTTGACGTGCTAACAAACAAGTCTAACTTCTTATGATGCTCTGGGATATGCTTATTCACAGTATCAACAAACAGAAAATAAGGCTCGCCCGTCTCAATGCGTGCTGTCAACAGCCTGACCCAAAGCGCGCGTGCGTCAAGCGTTTTGAGGACAGCGCCATTTTTGGGGCTAACAAGGTTCCACGTCTCGCCTTTCTCTACAGCGTGCATGAAGGAGTCAGGGATGACGACCGCGTGGTGTAGATTGAGGGACTTGCGGTTAGTATCCCCGCCAGTAGGGCGGCGCATTTCGATAAATTCTTCGATCTCAGGGTGGCTCACGTCTAGGTAGACAGCCGCAGAACCACGACGCAGGCTGCCTTGGCTTACCGCTAGGGTCTGGCTGTCCATGACCTTGAGGAAGGGCATGATGCCGCTGCTCTCGCCACGTGCGCCAATGCTTTCACCCACGGCGCGCACGTTGCCCCAATAAGTGCCGATGCCGCCGCCGCCAGACGCCAGCCACACGTTCTCATTCCAAGTGCCAACGATGCCTTCGAGATTGTCTTCAACCTCATTTAGAAAACAACTAACTGGGAGCCCGCGCGTAGTGCCCCCGTTGGCTAGGACAGGCGTGGCAGGCATGAACCAAAGCAGGCTCATATATTGATATAGACGCTCAGCGTGCGCCTTATCATCGGCGTATGTACAAGCAACGCGGGCGAATAGGTCTTGATAGCTTTCGCCGGGGAGAAGGTAGCGATCCTTTAGGGTTTGCTTACTGAAGTCCGTCAGGAAAACGTCACGGCTACGGTCAACGGCAATAGAAAAACGCTTGGCGCTCATGGCATTTCCTGCTCAGGACATATTTAAGGGAACCCCCACCTTAACGCGGCTAAGGGTTTTTAGGAAAGGTCTTGACTTTTAGTTTTCGTCGTAAAGGCTACTTGCTTCGCCCTTCTTGATTTCAGCCACGTAGTTTTCGGCACTTCCTGCCAGTGTAATGACAAGGGCCGTAAAAGCACGCTTTGTATCGTCGCTGAGGTTTTCCACACTGTTGTGGATATTCTCGATCAGTTCAGCCGTGTACTTGAGGCCGTGAATGAAGCCGCACGCAAAAACGGAGCTACCTTCTGCGGCTAGTTCAGCACCTAGAGCCATTCTATCAATGGTGCCGAGTTTGGAGAGAATCGGATGGTCTTCCATTAGTAGGCTCCTGTGTATTTGGCACTCTTAACAAGATCGTCTATGGCCGTCAAGCGACGCATGAGGCCGTGCATCCTATACAAGGGCACCATGTTAGGCCCGTCAGATAGTGCCTTGTCGGGGTCTGGGTGAGTTTCAATGAACACCCCCGCCACGCGCACAGCCACCGCAGCGCGGGCCAAAGGCTCTACGAATTGCCTCTGGCCGCTGCTAGCCCCGCCTGCCCCGCCAGGAAGCTGGACAGAGTGTGTCGCGTCAAAGATAATAGGGTAGCCTGTCTGCTTCATGATAGGTAGTGAGCGCATATCAACGACAAGATTGTTATAGCCGAATGTTGTTCCGCGCTCAGCTAGTAAGATTTTGCTATTCCCAGCTACGGTGAGCTTTTCTGCGACGTTTGCCATGTCGTTTGGGGCGAGGAACTGCCCTTTCTTGACCATAACAGGTAGCCACGTCTTGGCTGCTGCCACAAGAAGGTCTGTCTGCCGACAGAGGAAGGCAGGGATTTGTAGTGCGTCCACAACGCCTTCCAAGGCATAACAATGTTCGCGTTCGTGAACATCTGTGATGACAGGCAGCCTGAAAGTCTCTCTGATTTCTTGGAAGATGGGGATCGCAGCCTTGAGGCCGATGCCCCGCGCGCCAAAGCTCGAAGTCCGGTTAGCCTTATCGAAGCTGGCCTTAAACACGAGGTCCACATCGAGGCGCTTGGCAGACTCCGCAAGGGACTGCGCAATCTCTAGTGCCTGCTCCCTGCTCTCAATCTGGCAGGGGCCTGCAATAAAGGACAGCGGCAGCGCATTGGAGAAGGAGGCACGGCCAATCTCTACGGTATTCTGGCGCGGGAGCATGGCTAAATCCTGATATGGAGGGTATCAGAAGCACGACTTACGGCCACATAGCAAGCCGCTTGCTTATCTTCGTGGTCCCTAATCGTCTCAAGGTTGGGCCAATCCACGAAAACATGCTTGTAGGTAGAACCTTGGGCTTTGTGCGCCGTGCTGGCATGTTCGTAGAGAAGAACGGCGAACTTGCTACGAAAACCAAAATAATCTCTTGCCCATGCAAGCCCTCGCAGGGATGACCAAGAGCCTTTGGCTGGCGTAAAGGTCTGCTCGTCGGTCATGAAATCGAGCGAGTATGTGAGGTATTTTGGGTTTTTTAGTGCAGCTTCATAAAGCCAATCATACTGCTCTGGCTTGAAGAACTTGCGGGCCTGCGCCTCGGTAATCGAGAGACGCTTGTTATCTTCGATGCCTCCGCGCGCAAAGCGCTTTTCTAGTTCGCGGTCGAGCTTAGCGAGTTGGTCCGCAAACTTACGGACATTGCCAAGTGCGTCTTCCAACGCTGGCTTCAAGTGGTTGACGTACATATCAAACGTCAAACCTTTTGCATCAAAGGTAAGGTTAGTCTCAGGGTTGAAAAGAGAAAGATCGTAGTAAGGTATCGTCTTCTCAGAGAACGGGTGGCGTTCTTCGGCCATGAAGCCGACATGCTTTACTATAAGTTGGCTGTTGTTGTCTGCGACTTTAATGTTGGAATACTTGCCACTCGTAGCTCCGCGCGCCCAGATAAAGAACGGGGCCTCAGTCAAGATAAGATTTTCTTCAGGCATGAAGTCGTGAACGTCAGCGCCGTAGATGGCGCGGCGCTTCATCCTATTTAACTCGCTCACGCGTTTGTTGGTATAGGCCACAGCGACGGCATCTTGCGCGGATACGAACGCCTGCTCGAACTTGTCGCTCGAATGGTATGCAAAGACGCTTTGGTTATCTATGGCATCTAGGTCGATCTGGCCTGTTGTGCGGACGGATTTACTGACAGCCACGATACCTTGACTGCCGCTTCGCATGACTTCAGCTAACTTGAAGCGCACAGGTATCTTCTCCACCGCATCCACGATGGACGTGCCTTTTACAGGGCGCAACTGTGCAAAGTCGCCTGTCAGGATAGCTTGCGCTTGCGCCGCTTCAACCGCGCGTTTGATGGCGCGCATGTCTGCGACATCAACCATTGAGACTTCATCGAGGACCAGAATGCTACCAGATTCCAAGGTATCTCCGCCGCCTCTTTTCCACTGCGCTTGGCCTTCTTCATCTGGGTCATCTGTGGTTGAGGGTGCTTTACCAATCAGGGCAGAAACTGTGGTGGCCGCAACAGAGATGCCATAGCGGGCAAGAGACTTCACCAGCACGGACTTGGCTTTGTGCGTCGGACAAGCGACTAGGACAGGGCGCTTGGTGCTTTCCAGGGCCTTGATAACGTGGGAGATAGTGAAGGTCTTGCCGCTGCCCGCAGGGCCAAGAAGGAGCGCAAAAGAATGCTCCTTCTTGGTGGCAAACTCAATCAAGCCATCGGCGGCTTGGCTCTGAAGGGTATTCAGTGTCATGGTTTACCTTTTCGTATGCTTCTGCGAGTTTCGCAGGAGTGGGTTCGTCAGCTTGGTCTTGGTATCGGCCATTATAGCCTTGAGTGGGGTTGACGACAAGGTGGAAAACCACTTGGGCTATAGGTTGTCCTGCGAGTAGGTGGATAGGCTGATAACCTTGGTTCTTGAGTTCCAAGGTCAGGTATCCGCGCCACCCCGGTTCGATCACGCCGACCCCGACGAACAAACCAAGACGGGCCAGAGATGACTTGTCGTGTAGAAAACCAACGAGGTCGGCAGGCACAGCAAAGTGTTCGTAGGTGCTAGCGAGACGAAATTGACCGGGGTAGAGGTCTAGGGGTTGCTTGATTCGGATGTCATATCCGGCAGGGCCAGCGCCAAAAGTCATACCTGTTTCGGGATGATGGGTGCGTGGGTTGGCCGGGCAAAATATGGACCGGGCGAGGATTTCTGAGCCGGTAATAACCATTTGTTTTTTCTCCCTTTACGGTAGGAGGATAGAGCAAGCCACATCTGCGGCTTCATTCAGGCTATCCACCCAAAAGCCAACTGCACTTACGACCATGGCGTGCTTGGCAATAGAGTTGCGGCTCCTGTCCTTGGAAATTGCAAGGATCGGCACTTGAAGCGCGAAGCCAAAACCAATCTCCATGATAGTGCCGAGCGAAGGGGGCGCACCTTCGTCCTGTTCAAGAAGGTTGGCGATAATGAGGTCCGCAGTGCGGCAGTCATTAAAGTCACGGCTTAAAATGGCTTTGCTTGTGGCCAGCGGTGAATAGAAAGGGTAGGCGCTGGTGGTAAGAGGGCCTTCGTGCTTTAGAGCGCCCTTGCCACGCAGGGGGCTGTAGCCTCGGATAGCGCCGTTGCTGCTGCTTTGAAGCAGATGATCGAGGTCCATGCGCCAGTTTTGCGCTTCGTCATAAGTGCTGCCGCCAATAGGGCCTGCTAGATAGACTTTCTTGTGCATCATTTTGCTCCTTTATAGGGCTGATTACTGCTCGGTGGTTTTTGAGCGGATAGGGTGGGGGTTATACACCCCTATATCTTAAGCCTCTTGCGTCAGTAACGTCAAAGGATCATAAACCGATACCCTTCCCGCGAGTATGGCTGCGCGGCAAGCGTTGTAGCCTCGTGTGCAGTAAAGCGCGGGGAGAAGCGACGGATTTTGTTCAATTTTAGCTTCTGGCACCACGAACAACCCAGCCCCCTCCGCCTCCGCCACCGCGAGGGCGCGACGGATAACTGCCTCTGCGATTTGCTCATCCGTGGCGCCGTTCAAGCTATCAACGGCCTCGCGATACGCCCGCGCCGCCGCCTCCACCATGCGTTCAGAGAGGGTCATGGGGGGGCCTTGGGTTGGTGCGCAAGTTCGTTCAACAGCGCCTTCATGCAATCATCGGACGACAAGCAAAAACGTTCACCGGGCTTTTCCGTTTTGCGCAAGCCACGAACCCCGTTGCAAATTGGGCAAATGCGGGCGATGGGGGTCATGTCCCCTCCTTCAGCGCGCGGATGGCGGCGGCGATGGCTTTAGCCTCCCCGGAACCGGGCGCTTTTGTTCCGATACCGCCGACGAACCATTCATGTGTTTCCGCCACCCCCGCGCACCGCTCCCGCTCGGCCTTCGCGATCAACGGCGCGACGGCGGCGAGGACTTGGCGTAGGTCGCCTTCGCCATCAACCCACGCCCTCATGGCCGTCCCCAGCAGTTCCCCCGACACCTCAACCTTCATAGCCCGGCTCCTTCGCGAGTGCTGCGCGGGCGACGGTCAGCATGTCGGCAAGGGTGCGCTCGGCCAACACTTCGCCGTCCCGCGCGCCACCATCGACACGGACGCGGATCGACGTTTCGTTGGGGTCCAAGTCCAGTGCGTCGCAAATATCAGGGATGACGGCGACAAGCGGGCTCAACGCCCCCCGCAACCGCTCCACCTCCGCCCGCAGCGCGGCGACCTCGGCGGGGGTGGCAACGGGGGCGAGGTAGCGATAGCCATATCGGTAAGCCGCCTCGGGCGTCACCCAATCGTCCTCACCCCATTCCCACTCTTGGCGATCAGCGATCCAAAGGACAGGGTTGTGCTCTGTAAGCCAATGCCATCCATCCACATCGCGTAGTTCCTCGCGCGGCTCACAACGCGCGCTCATGCCTGCGGCTCCGTGGCTGCGGCGAGCATGGCGCGGATGCCGTCAATAGCTTGGTCAAAGTCCTTGAGAAAATTGGTGTTCCACGATTGGCCATCACGCGCGGCGCACAAGACTAGCAACGCGATTTGCAACACCACTTTGTCGCCCACCGCGTAGCCAGCAGCGGCGAGGGCGGCCAAAATCACATCGGCATTGCGGTTCCGGCCCACATCATCGTGAGCGCTGTGCATCAGCAAGTTGTCTGCTATCACATCCCGCGCGCTGACCATTTTGCCAAGGTCGGGAATATGGTCGCTCATGCCCCATCCCCCTTCACCAGCGGGAGTCGGACGGTGCCGAGGCGACGCCAGCCGTCCATTAGTAATCCCGATGCAAACCCACTTGAGGGGTCAGCAAGACAGCGCCCACCTCGCGCGGTCCCAAACAATGCCACCTCCACCACCCCCGCAGGCACGGGATCGGCAGGGAGGGCGTCGAGGGCGGCGAGTGCGTTAAATAGCGACTGTGTGTCGTGTAGGGTTGCGCCATACCCATCCAACTCAGGACGAGACGCGCACCAGATACGCACTCTCGTAGCCACGGCCTCTAGTGCTTGCAAGCGGGCCAAGCTCTTACTTTTCGTAGTTTCAGTCATTTAGGGGTTCCTTTCTTCTCCCTTGACCGACAAGGGCAAGGCGTGGCATAGCCTACCACGCTCCTCAACGCAAGCGGGAAAGTTGTTGTAAATGCAGATCAACATGGGGGAGCCTTATTGGCTCTTTGACCGTTCGCAGGTCCGACGCCTTGAAGCCGATGCTCTCTACGTAGGCGACTTTGCGGTGCGCAGCAGCAAGGGCATTTGGTCCTCTATCCCTGTGGCCGTGTTCTATACCCCGAAGCCCCGTGAGGGCTACACCAACCACTACTTTGGCGTCTACAAGTCCCAAGCGAGGCTTGATATGCCAACTTGGATGATCTGCGACGCAACTTCAGTTGCGACTCACCTTTGGCACGGATTGGAGATGAAGGGCGAAGTTATCTTCTCTCGCTGGCGCCATGACTTTAGGTGTTTCTCCTTCGGTGGCCCTTACGTCGATGGTGGGGCTGACTATACGCGGGTTGTAGGGCTTACCAACCTCGCGAAAAACGTTTCACTGCGCCTCGTAGACGGTATTTTTAAGGTAATCTGATGCACTTCATCTTCGCGTGCGACCACCCACAACGTAAGACGTTCACGATGAGTGGGTCTTTCAAACCCATTCAGAAGCCCGCAAAGGCCAATACATATTGGATTTCTGACGTAGTTAGTGGAGTAGACAGCCTTGAAAGCCTGTCTGCTGCTATCAAGGGGCGTTTGAAGCACCCAAAGGGTGAGAGGTTTGCAGTCATGCGTGGGGTTTGGCACCCCCTGGCGGAGATGTGTGCTTTGGAGGAGCAGCGTAAGGCACATATCACGGAGATGGGAAAACAGGGCAAGCCCGTTCCTGCTTCGCAGATGGTGCCCTTTGTGCGGAAAGGCGAAAAGCATCCGCATTTCCTACGCCGTAAGGGCATCGTGCAGGACTTGCCGGTAAATTGGGTTTGTTTTGATTTCGATGGCCTTCAGATTGAAGGCATGGGCGACTTTGACGTGGCCAACCCGGTGCCGTGGGCGCAAAAGGCAATCGGGGTGGAGCTTGGCCCTGATTTTGCTTGCGCTGATTACGTGCTGCAACTTTCTTCCTCAGCGGGCCTAAAGCCTGGAATCTCAGCGCATTGTTGGTTTTGGCTGGAACAGCCGATGGATGGAGCGGCGTGGCGGGCATGGTATTCACGCAGGACGCGCGAATTGGGCCGCAAGCCTCGCATTGATAAGACCCTCTTTGAGCGTGAGCGTATTCACTATATCGCCACGCCAAAGTTCGACGGTGGCACAGTAGACCCTGTGGCCGAAGCGGGGCAGGACAGGTATATCTTGGTTGAGAATTTTGATAACCAAGTCTACCTCAAAGACGTAGAAGGGCTTCATACGGAGGCGCAAGCTGAACGTGAGGAGGTCACGGTTGATTTCTCCGATGAAAGTGAGCGCGCACAGGAGGCTTTTAACCGTCCCGGTGTGATCGGCGCCTTCAATCGGTGCTTCTCCATATCGGACTGCATCAATCGCTTTCTATATGACCATTACCGCATAGACACGCGCGATGGCCGCGTGACGTGGCTCAAGAGTGATAGTGGGGCTGCTGGTGGGTGCCGCATCGTGGCTGGCAACACGCGGATGTTCTCGACGCACAATGGTGACCCGCTTGAAGGCTATGTGGGCACTGCCTTCGACCACATCCAAGCCGTGCTGTTTGATAACGATTATACGTCTGCCGCAGAGTGGGCGCGCACTCTGCCTGAAGTGGCGGCAGAGATGGAGCGCGTGGAAATGGGGGTGTTTGATGACGAAGCCCCTTTGGAGAGCTTCAAAGCTGACGTAGCCTTAGCCACGCCTGGCGGCGCTGAGAGCGTTAAGGTCGAGACACCAGAAGATGTGATGGCGGAATATCCGATGCCGAAGAAGTGGCACGGACAGGCAGCCTCCTACCGCCTCGCGGAAGGTGTGTGGTGGTATGGCTATGAGAAGGCGGAGGAGGAAGACGAGGAAGGCTCGAAGAAGAAAAAGAAGAAGGGCGGTGGGCCTTTCGTCAGTCTTTGGACACCTATTACCTTTGTCCGCGAATTTGTCTCGGCCAATAGCGGTGAGATTACAACTGAATATAAGCTGCGCGATAAGTGGGGCAAACCCGTCTCGGTGATGATCGAGAAGGGCAGGGTCGTTTCCGCGCCAACCGACGTGCTTGCTCGGCTTCACTCCCTTGGTTGGTTGTTCGAGATTAACGCGGATAAGGCATTCCTGCACTATATGCGCGTGAAGTCCCCTGACGTGGTTTATTCATCCCTTGATAACAGAGGGTGGGACAAGCGAGGGGTGGCGTTCGCCGTTCCTAGTGGGGCCATCTTTGGTGCCTCTGACGCCATTCTCAGGCCTGACCTCGTGGTGGGGGAGAAGGTGTCTCGCGGCGGCAGCCTTGAAGGATGGCGCGGCGTTATAGACGGCGTGTTGGACTTGGAAGGCTGCGCGCATTGGGCTTTGGCCGTGGCTGCGGGCTTTGCGGGGCCGTTGGTTGGGTTGCTCAATTTGCCGACGAGTGGTTTGGCTTTGTGCGGTGAAACCTCCAAGGGCAAGACGACCGCATTGAAATTGGCGGTTTCCGCTTGGACCTCGCCAGACCCACAGGCTAACCGCGATGGTGGCTTGCTTGTGAGCCTGCGAGGCACATCGAACTCTGTGGATGTGTTGGCTGAGAACGCCAACCATACGATCTTGGCCTTGGACGAGACGGCCATGATGCAGGCGAAGGACTTGGAGAGCCTTGTGTTCTCCGTGACCTCTGGTGCGGGCAAGGCGCGCATGAACATCACAGGGCAAGGGCTGCGCAAGTCGTCGGTGTGGCAGACGTTCGTTCTGATCTCAGGCGAACAGGGCCTTGCTCAGCGGTTCGAGGATGCCACAGGCAAGAAGATGGCCAAAGGCGCTGCGGCCCGGCTGCTGGACGTGGACGTGGACGCTCTTGACGTTGTGGTGACGGACGTAGAGGCGTTGCGGCGCCTTGAAGCAGGGGTTCTTGAGAACTTTGGTTGGGCGGGGCCTGCCTTTGTGGAGGGATTGGTCAAGGGTGGCTTCGTTGATCGCGTCGGGGAGTTGCAGGCTCGCCTAGGCCAGCATGAGTTGAGGCTTGGTGAGAACAGGACGGGGTTGGTGTCCCGCGTGGCGCGCGTGGCGGCGCTGCTGGCCCTGGCTGCGGAGTTGGCTGAAGAGTTTGGCATCTTGTCGGTGGGAAGTGCAGAGCGGATTTCTAGCGCCATTCTCGCCGTATGGGGTGCTTTTGAGGAGAGCGCTGCGGCGAACTCGGAAGAAGCGATTGTGGATGACGTGCGGCAGTGGATTGCCAAGCGCCTCAACATGTCGATCTTCGCCGTAGATGACACGTCACGCCACAGCGTTGAAGCGGATGGATGGCATGATGGAGAACTGGTTTATCTCCTTGCGGATAGGATCACTCAGCCGAGCAAAGGCGCAAACAGGCAAGCGAATGTGGTGAAGGCGCTTAGCGCGGTGGGTGTGTTGCAGCGCCAAAAGAAAGCGCAGGCGTCTTCCTCGTATATTCCAGGGCGCGGTGACAACATCGCCCACTACAGGATAAGCGCCAAAGCCCTCGGTATCATGCTCGATCCCGAGTTTGAGATAGAGCCCTCCGCTGCGGAATAAATCAGAAAAATACCCCCCGAATTAATTTAATTCGGGGGATTTTTTTTGACCGAGCGCCGAGACAGCGCCGTTTTTGGATGGTTCTGGATGGATTGGATGGTTCTGGATGGAAAATTGGATGGTTTGCATCGCCATAAGTCCTTGATAAACCTCATTTTGGATGGTTTGGATGGTTTGGGTGGTCACTTTATACAGTCTGGCTCAGAGAGGGGGAAAATAAATAGGATAAATATTTTTGGATTATTTATCTCTCCATCTTTCTTTCTTTTCAAAAAGATATAAAACAACCATCCAAACCATCCAAACCATCCAAACCCCCTTTTTCCCAAAGGTTTTTCAAGGGGTTATGAAATTGGATGGTTTGCCATTTTCCGCAACCCTAACCATCCAATCCATCCAATCCATCCAAGGCTTGAAATCCCCCTACGGCGCCGTCCATACCAAGTGCATGAGCATTTTGATCTTCGATACCGAGACTTCCGGCCTGATAGACAGGCGCTTTGAAGCCGAAGACCCTGAGCAGCCTGACGTGGTGCAGTTGGCCGCGTTGCTCTGCGGCGATGACGGTGAGGTTCTCTCCACCGTCTCGTGCTTAGTGCGCCCCGACCTCAAGGCCATCCAGCCGGGTGCTGCTAAGGTGCATGGCATCACGCAGGCGAAGGCTAACGCGCACGGCTTGGAGGCGCCTGCGGTGCTGGGGGCGTTCGGGGCGATGGTGGACCGCGCTGACGTGTTGGTTGCCCACAACCTCGCCTTTGACGCTCTCGTGCTTCGGACTGCTTGGCACCGCGCCTTTGGCGCCGACTTCCGGGAACGCCTCTATGGCAAGCGGGCGTTCTGCACGATGAAGGCTATGACCCCTGTATGCAAAATCCTCTCAGGACGCTCCAAGCATAAGACGGACTACAAGTGGCCTAAGCTCAGCGAGTGCATCGACTTCTTGTTTGCTGAGCGCCTAGAGGGGGCGCATGATGCCCTTGTGGACGCGAGGGCGTGTGGCCGGATATACTTTGAACTGCAACGCAGGAAGGGTCTTGCGGACAATCAGGAGGGCTAAGTCATGCCGCTGAAGCAGGGTTATGGCAAGAAGACCATCTCGGAGAACATCGCCAAGGAAGTGCGCTCCGGGCGCGAGACGAAGCAAGCCGTCGCTATCGCCTACTCCGTGGCCAACAAGGCTCGCAAGAAGGCGGGCAAGCCTCCTCTGAAGCAGAAGGGCGGCAAGGAGTAAGCACAAGGCCAGAACGGCTCTGGCGACGCTCAGGGCCGTTCTACTTTGGGGTTGACACATCTCAGCCGCCGGGGTACCTAGAGCCTTCTAGCCTTCTCAACGCATGGATTTTAGGAAAGCACATGCAAACTCAGTCCGCAGTAAGCGACAACCTTTACAATACGAACGGCCTGCCCCCTTTCACTCCGCCATCCACGACTGCCGAAGCTCGTGAGCGCATCGCCCAACTGAATGTGGCGATCATGAGCATTCAGGATCAGGTTGAATACCGTGAGATGACGCAGAGCCTGGACCCGGAGTGGTTCAAGAAGGCTACAACGTCGAAGCGGTTTAAGACGCTAGAAGTGCAGCGTCTCCAAGCCTGGATTGACGAAAGCGCACGCGGAAATGGACCGACGCTGAACGACGCCATCGTTTCTCTTTTGAAGGGCGAATATGCGCCTGACGATTGGGACGGCATCGTGCAGGACGCACAACGCTCTATGGAAAATGGAACCAATGACTAAGCACTGTATGATCCCTGCATACTACGAGATTGCGTATTCCGCTGACCTTCTGACTGACGCTTGCCATCTCGCCTCAAAACAGGCGGGATGGTGGGACGGGGTTGACCCCCGCGACCCCTACGTGACAGCGACGAAGCTGATGCTCGCCGTCAGCGAGTTGGCTGAGGCTATGGAAGGGGCTCGCAAGGGCCTGAAAGATGACAAGCTGCCTGACTGCGAAATGCTTGAAGTCGAGTTGGCAGATTGCGTCATCCGCGTTTTTGATTTGGCGGGCGCCTTGGGTTTTAGGAACTTTGGCAGCACGCTTTCGCGTAAAATGCAGTATAACGCTTCTCGCGCCGACCATAAGCCAGAGAATCGCGCAGCCGAAGGAGGGAAGAAGTTCTGATGGACGACGAAGAAGAACGCATTGTCGCTCAAGACAATTTGCTGTCGCAATCTCGGTCGCTTGTAGCGATGGCAGATTTGGTTGATGATCGGTTTACTGGTGTCGTTGAAGAGATTGATTGCGCGTGGAACTCCCATTGCCCAATTATTTTTTCTGGCGTTGGTAAGTCAGGGCTTGTAGGGCGATATCTCGCGTCGTGCTTCAACGCCATTGGCGTCCCTAGCGCATTCCTACACCCTACTGACGCAGTTCACGGAGACATGGGTATCCTACAAGGGGCTGGTGTTCTCATTGCGCTTTCCGTTTCTGGGGAGACGAAAGAGCTTGAGCCAATTCTCAACCGGGTTATCTACCTAGATACACCTGCGTATCTCATTACAGCTGGTGGGGATGAATGCACGCTTGCGCTAAATGTGCAGAACGTGCTGCCGCTCGCTCGGCTACCCGAGATTGATCCTTCAGGTATGGTGCCTCTGAAGGCATCTCTGATGCAGATGGCGTTAGGCAATGCGCTTGTAGTGGCGGTGGCTGAAAGGATCGGTTTCAACAAAAATAAGCTAGCCGTGCTGCACCCTGGTGGCTCTATAGGCGAGAAGTTGCAAGAGGAAGGCGCCGGTTAGGCGCCTTTTTTTTGTTTCCGAAATCCACGGGTAGGTTCAAAAAATTTAGGGGGTGGGGGTTTTTGCTGTAGGATTTCGCGTTTCCGGCATGTGTCCAAAAGGCTATATAGTGCGAGTGGGATAACGACCAGTCTCGAACCGTCTACGGTATACCGGCTTGGGCCCC